CGCCGCCTCGATGATGTTCGTTGACTTTATCTTATAAACGCAGAAACAAATCTAATGATTCTAGTTACTTTTTGCAGTCTTGGCTTCTCTACTGTTCCGCCCCTGCAATACGGACAGTGATAATGGATTGACTCGTCTTGGTGTAAATTATGAAAATCGTTAGGAGTTATGGGTAATATCTCGTTGCAATAAATACACCTTGGTTTCGTTCTCATCAGGAATCCCTTTCTAAACCTAAATCCACACCACTCGACAGGATCGACACGCTTTTGTGGGTAGATAAGGTTATATGCAAAAGCCCTTTCGGTGGAATCTGCACGGTAGTACCCACAGCCATGCTCCGGCACGCCGTCTCTCCATCTAACAAAACATGCCGTGGCCGTGCCTACCGGCTTAGGTTGGCCATCTAGGTCTCTACTGCTCCACCAGTTTGAGGTAGCTGAAGTTGTCTCAAAGTCACACTGACACAGGCCACTAGGCATATCAATCCTCCCACTCGTGACGACACTCGTCACAGGTATAGTGGGCGTCCCGACCTTCAGGGACCTCACTATCTTCTAGTGTCCAAGTGCCACGACTCGTTTGGCTGTAGATACAACGAACCGTTCCCTCCACGATGATGTTTGTAGACTTACACTTCGGGCATTTGATTACATCAGGCATTGGTTTTTCCTTTCAGGCTGTTAATAGAGGCGGCATTTGGCCTAGTTGATAAATTTCCACAATCTGTGGCCGCGCCCACTCCCCTAATGTCTCGTTACTCGGTAGTACGATTTGAGGAAGAAACGCGTCATCAAAGGTCTCTATTTCGTTCTCCACACTTTCCAGTTTGCCCTTGATCGTGAGCAACAGACACCGCCATTTTGTTCGTAACGCCTGCTCGAACTCGCGCTTGGAGTAGAAATCTTTTTCTTGAGGTAACGGCATCTGAAATCTTATGCGTCGACCATTCATCTCAAATTCAATACGGGTGAAATCCGCGCGGACAGCATAAACGAACGCTTTAGCGCCGTACTTTTGAGTCAAAAGCCGTTCGATTTCCGCTCGCGTACGTTCAACCGGAACGACGGTTTTGGGGGCGTAGGGGCTCATTCCACCACCTCGTAATCCGTCGCTAAAAGATCCGCCGTCGTAAAGGGCGCCCAATTGCCTGCGAGTTCTTCGCCGTCCACGGTCAAGGCGACACATATCAAGTCCTCATCAGGGCCCCTACCGCCCATGCGGAGTCGTTTCCCATAGGTATCAGAAAAGACTACCTTCCCTTCCTTTATCGCCTTCGCCGCCTCGATGATGGTCATGGTTGCCTCTCAATCGTGTCTTTGGAGCCACAGTTTCCGCAATAGCTTTTAGGTCGCTCGGTAAAAATCTTTTCCAGATATGGATCTTTGTCATATGAATTCTCTCCCTTCCAGCATGAAATCGGACACATTGAAAAACCCCTGCCCGCCACGAAACGGGATAGATATTTTGAATTGCCGCCGGTCGCTTGACCGCCATGCCTTACGGTTTGCCCCCCAATTTCCCAGAGCTTCCTCGTGTCGAATGTTTTTGATGGTAAGCCCATTGGTCCACGCTCGACTATCCGTAGGGAAGCAGCCCGCTAATTTCACCGTGCCCAAGAGGCAACCGAAGGGAAGCGATGAATAGTCGAGCGGGTCTTGTCCTTGTTCTTCTAAGACCTTATTGACTAAGGGCAAGACATCCCTTTGATCGTAAATTGTAAGTCGTTTCTTGGCCGCATGAATCAAAATCAGTTCTCCATCCAGCCACTTCGGATATGACCATGATCGAGTCTCAAACGTCTTTGCGCCCAGCATTATCAACGATGCCCAAGGCTGCCAAATTGAGATTGCTTTCATCTCTCCACCGCCACGCACTCAATCGAATCTCCGTCCATGTTACATTTCATGCTCACCTCGTCGGCTTCCATTTGATTTTCTTCTCCTTGAACAGCATCACCATCAACTCGTATGCTGATTTAGCAGGTCCGGGACTCCACAATTCTCTCCTCTCCCGAAAGTGAATCATGCGGGTCACCATAAAACCGCTGTATGGACAGACCCCACCATCAGCCCACACGTCAAATGTTTTTGGGTTGGGATGGTTTGCTGCATCATAACGCATCAATTCAATGCAGAGAGAGTCAGAAACTTCACCCCAGGACGCCAATAGCAACAACGAAGGATTCACCAGGCTGGTTCCTACCAGGCTGGCCCCCTCCAGGCTGGCTCCTACCAGGCTGGCTCTATTCAGGCTGGCTCTATTCAGGCTGGCGTCTACCAGGCTGGCGTCTACCAGGCTGGCTCTATTCAGGCTGGCCCCCTCCAGGCTGGCTCCTATCAGGCTGGCCCCCTCCAGGCTGGCTCCTATCAGGCTGGCTCTATTCAGGCTGGCCCCCTCCAGGCTGGCTTCTACCAGGCGGGCTCCTACCAGGCTGGCTCTATTCAGGCTGGCCCCCTCCAGGCTGGCCCCCTCCAGGCTGGCTCCTACCAGGCGGGCGTAATCCAGGCTGGCTCCTACCAGGCGGGCGTAATCCAGCGATATTTGTTGTTTAACCGCATTAGTCAAGCAATCCCGAATATTGTCAGAATCATCTTCAAATATCACAACGTCGTCTGTCCATCGTTTGATTTGCATAATCCCTCCTAAAGTAGTCCTATTTGCCGCGTGCGGTCCTCGATCAATGGCCGATAGTCCTTTTCGTTAATTTCGATTCCAAGCCATTTCCTTCCTAGCCGTTCAGCGACTTGGCCGGTGGTTCCGCTACCCATGAACGGATCAAGGACTAGATCGCCAGGCCGTGAGCCTGCGAGTATGCACTTTTCGACGAGGGCCTCGGGAAAAACTGCCGTATGTGCTCCTGCATAGCCAGGATTTGGGATGCGCCAGACAGAACCGATATTGCGATAACCCCGCTCTAATGCTCGCTTTGCCCCTTCAGTAAGCCGCTGCATAGGTGAGCGGTTATTTCCGTCCTGGTAGTGCTTGTGTCGGGTCGGGTCGAATGTCTCGCCGTTCCGTATGACACGCTGGAATCGGGTTATTGCCTCCGGTGAATAGGGTATCCCGATGGCCGCATCATCGAAATAGTGGGGCCTTTTCTTAGCGAAAATGAACAGATACTCATGTTCTATTGTTGGTCGGCCTTTTGCCGGAACTCCACTATTGCCCGGCTTCTCCCAGATCACGTCAGCCAAAAGCGTCCAACCACCGCGGTCTATCAGGGCGAGCGCGATACGCCACGGGACACCGATCAGGCAACCTCGCGGAAGCGTTTTCCACCGACGACCCGGGTATTTTGTTTGGCCCTCCCGCCGACCACCAGGGCCGTAATCGCCCCCTGCGCCTCCGGAGCCATTAAATTTGTCTCCCAGGTTCAAAAACAAAACCCCGTCGTCTGCAAGCAACTCACGAACCATCGAGAAGACTTGAAGCAACGTTTCCACGTAATCAAGAGGTGTAGACTCTTGCCCGATCTCGAACGGCTTCATGGGATCATCATCCGCGAGGTATGATCGCTGCCAGAGGTATGGAGGCGAGGTGCAGACCATTTGGACGCGAACGGAAGCAACCATCAAATTTGCCAATACCTCACGGCAATCTCCATACAGTACTCGATTTTCCCACTCGGTCATCGTGTCTACCCAATAGGTCCATTTGATTGGGGTGGTCTATTCATCTACGTCGCTCCACTCAAGTCCTGCGAATCTGCATGTCCCGAGCAGCTGCAGCACATGAAATTGGTGGCCCGGATTTGCCTTTGCCAGCCGTTCAGCCTCGACGCGGGCTGAATCCTCTACTAGATGCTTCACGGTTGGCGTGCGGCGCTGTTCATCCCACACGAGCCAGAAGCAGTTTGGAGGCGGGTTATCGGCATAGTCGGGGTCGCGTTCCAGTTCGAGTTCCAGCAGCTTCTGCTTGATGCCATATCCGGTTGCTACCCCCGCAACGAGCTTTTCGTTGATATAGGCACGCAGTTCCGCCCAAGCATGGGTGTACCGCCTGAGCTTAGCCTTTGCCTTCTTGAGCCGTTCCACGTTGCGCTGAGCCGTCGCTGTGGGCGTATCAGATTCGAGCAAATCTGCGGCTGTGCTCGTAGCTAATTTGAAACCCGTCTGACAATACGATAGACCCGGATCGCCGTTTCGCAGTCGTTGTATTACCTCTTCTCTGGTCATTTCGTTATCCATCGTCCATGTTCCTCCCAGAAGCGCCGTTTGCAGCGTTTGGATCTACATTGGAATCGGAGCTGCTTTCTGCCCTGATATTTCCCGATTCGCGCTACAGCAATTCGCCTGCTGCCGCAATGTGGACAGAAAAGCCGCTCAATGGAGCTAATCTGTTTTTCGGCCGTCATCATTCGCATGACGTTGTGTTTCCTCAAAAACAACCACAGATAGGCACTCCGGACATGCCGGTTTGAGCCCAACACGGATCACCACCGGATGTTCACCCATCCATTTACATTTTGTGCATTTCCAAATCATCGCACATTCCTCTGCCCAGGGAATTTCTGGAGATCATCGCCGTGGGCCCGCGATTTTCGACTGACCATGTTCGTGCAAATAGGACACAAGCGATTACTCGGGCCGTCTGACTTGAACGGCTTCTCACATCGCAGGCAAGGCCGAATAGTGGCCTTTGGCAGGGGAGGGAGACCGCACGTGGCGCGAAGCTCTTCGATGTCTCGCTTTTCGTTTGGTGCGTACAGTCTACTATTGTTTTCAAACCGTTTTCGCGCGCCCTTCTTCTTGCATTCGCGGCATCGCCCGAACTTACGACCAACAGGCAACGCAACACCGCAGACCGAGCATTTCGGCTGTTTAGCGACTCCCACTCTGAACCTCCTCTTCGCCTTCTCTCTCCTGGTCCTTGATTTGTTGTTGGCGCTGATACGGATCGTCTAGCCAGTGCGCACGCCGGATCCAGAATCCCTCGACCTGTACCCACTCAGAATCATCCCACGGTACGTCAAGCGGATCGTGAGGCGCCGGCCAGAGGACGATGGTCCACCAGGCGACCCAGATCAGAGCCGCGATCGAGACGGCGAGGAGAAGCGTGCATTTGGTCATCGTATTTTATCCTTCACTCCCGGAAATAATCCTCTGGATCGGGTTCGTATTTCTCAACTCCGCTGCCGTTGCACCACATACACCGCGAACCATCAGCGTGTCCTTCTCCCGAGCCATTGCAATGAGGACATGTCATGGCCGCATGCCAACAGACATCGCAGTAAACATCACCATCGAGTGAAACGCGGCTTTCGCGCTCAGTCACAGACTGATTACAGGCTACGCAGCGCAGGCTCACAGGAATATCCGATCCATGAAGGCCAAGCGCATGAGGCACCAGGCAAGAAATAGGACAAGACCGATTCCCGTGCCCAACGCGAGCAAGGTGGCGTAGAAGATCCTTGCTGATGCCCGACGGGGTAGCGCTATTTGTCTTTCGCGTTCACACATGATCAAAACTCCCAGGCCACGCCAATGGCGGCGGCATTAAGGCGCAACGTGGAATCACTGCCGAGCATCAGGTTCTTATGCAGGTAGCTGAATCGTGCCCATAATGTCTTTGAGACTTGATACAGTGCCCTGGCTTCGAGGTAGGCATACCGATCTGAACCAAATGCAACCACCAGGTCAGTTTCAAGGCTCGGCATCTGCACGGCATATGCGAGACCGCCAGCCACCACGAACCTTGATAGTCGTTCGCTGTCCGTGGTCTGCCTCCCCTTCACTTCGCCCGTTGCGCATGCGCTCACGTCAGACCACTCGCCACAAATCATGGGCCGTAGGCGCCCACGGTTAAGAGCGGCAAGTTCAATTCGGTGATTTGCAGCCCCCGACAGGCTAATGGCAATGGGCTTCTGACTACTGTTATTCTGTTGCCCCTGTTGTTGCGGATCTTGCCCGAAGTTGGAAAGTCCGATAAAAAGCGGCCCTGCCGGTACGATCGAGTCGGATTTCGACCACCCGGTCAGAAGATCATACCTGAGTGTGAGGTTCGTCTGTTTGGGCCGATACTCCACGCTGAATAATGCCAGTATGGGGTTCGCATTAAACGAACCCTGATCTCCCTTGAAATTGATGCCTACCTTGGCCGGCACAAGGCTCACAGACAGAACTATTTCGGGTTGCGGTTGCCCTGGTGGAAAATAAACGTCCTGTTGCGCTCCTGCGGATGCAGCCGCGAGAAGCACGCTTAAAAGGACTGATGCTAAGGTCTTCATAGTTCCAAACCCCCTTCAAACATTCGAAATAGCACCCGCAAGAGCGCGAAGGACTTTAATATCATCTACTTCGACAAAGTCGTCATAATCTTGGCTACGGCTAGTGGATTCGGCAATCTTTGCCACGGCTCGTTTGATGGCCCGCGCTTCTGTCTCACTCAATCGGATGTGCAAGTTGATAGTGGTCTCGAACTCGCTGCGAACTTCCATGATTAACTCTCCTCCTCCGCCAACAGGCGGTTAATGGTCATGCGATTGCAGCCAAAGCGCTTGGCTATGGCCTTCTGTGTCATGGTCCGATACATCTCTCGAATCACTTTGACATCGAGGCTGATCCTGGTCCGATTGCAGTATGAACATCGGCTTGTGTGGCCTCGCAAGAGATTGTCTTTGCGAACGAGAAACGGTCGAGCACACCCACGGCAGAGGCAGTAGTACCGGTGCGCTCCGGATTTGGAGTTAGGCCCTTGCATGAGCACTTCCCAGGATGCGAAGGTTTGCGATTCTGAAAGAGCGGTCATTTCATTCCTCTTGAGAAAAATGCGGGGCAAGGACTACTTATTCCTGTGTGAGCCCGTGCGATGCACCGCGGCTCGGTGGCACCACTTGCCCCGCTCATCGGGTGGTAAACCCGGTAGAAACTGGTTAATCATTGAAGCTTCCTGTCAAAGCCTGCACAAATACCTATTTCGTAGGCATCTAAGGCGTCCTTGCTAGGTTTGCGCCTCCCCGGCTTAATAAGCCCCGCTGCCCTGGCTCGCAATTCAGTTTCGCCCTTCCCTAATGTTCCTTTGCTCGCCTCCACTATCCGGCCACTAAACTCCGTTGCAACAGCGATGATCATCCCCTTTGTTTGGCCGCAGATACGCATTGTATCGACGGAGAATTGCCCCCTGTGCACTCCCTTTTGCCAAGCCTCCACCGCAATCGTATGAATTGCCGGCGACGGGGGAGTTGTTATGGCGTTAAATAGCTCCCAGACACGCTCCCGAAGAGACAGAAGCTTTTCAAGTGGGGTCCTTGCCTTGCCTGATGGTCTCACCGTGCCGATTTCGGATGGACGGCCATCTTTCCAGACACAATATCCGGTCGCATTCGTGCCAGGATCAATGCTAACCTTGAGTAATCCCATCATCATTCCCTTTCAAATAGTGGTCCCGGCCTGTGTCGGTTTGGTTTTCACGATTTGCTTCAACGTATGGTCTGCATTTAGGTAGGATGCAGGCCGGGACCAAACCGGTTATACGAAATAGTGGGGTTGCCCGTGAGAAGACCCCCACCTGCAACAGTCGGGCGGGCAACCCCAAGATGGTCATTCACCCCACGTTTCGTCAATCCAGTTCAGGGCCGCGTTGAATTGATCGAGACCCTTGATTCCCTGGACATTCGGCGCTCCAACGTGCTGGCACATCGCCGCCGTGGCCTCATCCTGCCGCGCCTTTTGACGTACGCCCTTCTTGACTAGGGCCTTGACGAGACTATTCAGGAGCGTCTTGCGATCTTCGTCACTCACTTCAGACTGGTTGAAGAGACCCCCTTCGGGTTTGATGTCTTCGGTTGCTGGGCGCATCGGCTTCTTGACGTCGGTATGTTCCGATTCTGAACCCGGCGAGATGTCATCCATGCTTAACGAGCCTTCTTCAGGGGCGGGCCTGACATCCACTTTTGCGTTGATTGTTTCATTCCAGGTCGTTTCCCCATCTTTAATTGCCCGGTAGAGACCGCGGAGCTTAACGATCTCCTCTCCTGTCACCTGCGCGAGGTCATGACCCAGGAGTTCGTCAAGCTGTTCTTTGGTCGCTCCGAATTCCTCAAAACTCTTCAGCAACCTCCCAATGGCCCCCGGCTCTGCCTTTTCTTTGGCTAGAATGGTCTGCTTGATTGCCTTGAGCGCTTCTGCCTTGATGTCTGCCGGCAGCAACCGCAGGCCGTTAGTCCTCATGATGATGGATTCAGCCGCGGACTGTTTGTTACGCATGTCCATTTCCGTAGCGGCGACGATGTATACCTTTTGGCCTCTACTATTTGTGCGTTCCGCCAGGGCAATTTGCCCCCTCTTGAGCGTGGAACGTTCAACGGTCTTTTGTATTGTCACATCCTTGCTATAGCTCACGTTTGCTTCGAGATCTGTGATCGTGATCTTGATGACCTTCGTCTCGGCATCCTCATAAACCAGGTCGCTCGCTGGCCGTATATTCCCCATCGCTTGGATAGCCTCTTCAGCGAATCGGATATTCAATCCCTCACCCCATGCGTCCTCCCACTGACCTGTCTTCTCGTTCTTTTGACGGCCTACTATGCGGTTCCATAGAGCCTCTTCAGCGAACGTCGAGTTTGAGCAAGCGGTCAAAATGCGTTGTTTCGCCTTTTGAACATCGCGAGGCCGGTTAATTGCCACCAAATAGGCCGCCTCAACTTCTGCTTTTGCCCGTGCTGCGCCCGCAGTGACCGCCATCTCACCAGTCCTAGCTACGAGAGCGGACCCAAGGGTATCTTCCTGTCGTTCACCTGTTTCCATGTTTTCTCCTAGTAATGATTAGTGTGTTACTTGCTGACCAACGGTCGGCATTCTTCCACGAGATCCTCACGCCTGCCCCCTTCTAGTGATGAACATAGCGGCACGAAGAGTGATACCCACAGTAAAGATCGGAGCATTTCCAAAAGTTCGGATTGCAGGGAATGAAGATGCCCTTCTTCCATGCGTCAAAGACGGTCGTCAGGTGATTGAAAACCGTCCTGAAATGCCGTTCCGTGCGCTCTGATTCAAGGGGCACGATTTTAGGTTCCTTCTTGAGATCGACCAGGTAATGTAAAGCTACTTTTGGAATTACGCCATCAAGGGCCTTCTTTGCCATCGCATAGAGGCTTAACTGGATGCTCCGATGCGCCATGTCTGCCGTAGGTGACTTTGCAGATGTCTTCCAATCGGTGATTCTGCCAGTCGGTAATTGCTCCGAAATGACTTCATCAAGGTCAATCTGGCCGGCAAGATCGTAATCGCAACTCTTCAGGTGAAGCACCCAAGGCCGTTCCACGCGGGCCGGGTCAATATTGGGCGCAAATTCATTGTGGTATTTTGATACGAGCCTGACCGCTGAATCCACCGTCCGGCCCCGGATCTCTTTCTCACCGACAGTTTTCTCGTCTGGCATCAGGCGGGCGCCTTGCGCATCCCAAACTTCATTCACGGCGTCTCGCGTTCCGTCCGTCAGTGCATCAAGAGGCAGCAACTCGCCCGTGGCGATCTTGTGTTGGAAGTCCAATTCATTACCCTTGTGAGTGCCCACGCCCCGGATTATTGCTATCCCCGGCGGTATGTATTCTCCGCGCTCTGAACGCCGGAACGCCTCGCCACAATCTAGAAACGAGAGCACTTTGCTGATATGCGCTTGGGGCTTGGGCATCGTGTCACCCATTCTTCGGCCTCCCGTATCCCCACGTGGGCCTCCGGTTTTTCAACGTGAGCACCCCGCCCGCCGTAATCAGATCCTCATCGCTGAGAAGATGCGGGCAGGGCTCGGGTCGGAAGCAACTCGTGAACATCACATTGAGTTTCCCCGTAGGCGTGCGCCGGTAGTTCTTTGGGCCAAGCTGGCGTGCATGACAGTCCTTTTCTCTGGTAATATGGAGGCGGCAGTCATCCATTTGCTGCCGCCTTTTTGGTCTTCACCTTCGGCTGGTTCACGATTTCTCCGTCCTCGAAATAGAGCCCCACCTTCCCGCTATCGTCCACGCGTTCGATCCAGAGCTGATACTCGTTGTCAATGGCCATCTGTTGAATAACGGCGCGGTGTTTGGCGTCGAGAAGCGAGCCGTCACGGATGAACATCACGCGAAGCTTCGAGTTCAGCGCCATGCCCATCGCAATGCTGACCCGTAATCGTTCTTCAGACGAGCACTGGCGGAAAGGGATACCTTTGTAGGTCACACCGTGGTCATTGAAGGAAAGGTCGGCAATCGGCATATTTGCAGCTTTGAGGGCTTGCTCTCGAGCAAGATCTAGTCTGCCGAGTTTCACCGTAGCGTTGTCGGCAGCGACCTTCTGCTCCGTCAACTTGACCGTGAGTTGGCTCTTGCTTTTCTTCAACCTTACGTTGCAGTTTGTTGCCTCGACTTCGGAGATACGGTCTTGGAAGGACGCAAAATCAATATCAACCAGGGCAGCGCATTCCTCGTCATGGGTTGCGCAGACGTTTTTCAGCTTGGTTATGGTGTCCCCAACCGAGGCTAATTTCTCCGTTGTTTCAATCAGTTCCCGCTCTATCTCTCGGATGTCCCTTTGCAAAGCGGCCTGAACCTCAACCTGACGCTCCAACTCGGCCTTTGCGTTGTGCGCCAAGCGCCGCTTCGTTGCGTTGCTCTCGTTCACCTCCTGGGCTTCTCGTTGCTCAATTAATACTGACGCCGCGGAAACCTCCTCGTCCGGGGTATCATCAGGGAACGTGATGCCCTGAATCTGCCCCTCAATGGCTTTGATCTCCCGGTTCGTGACGGTACGGCCGTCAAAAACCTCTGCCCGCTCCGCTGCCCATGCTTCTAGGTCAAGCGGGATCTCCACAAGGCCCAGCAGTGTTTCAAGTTGCTCTTTGTCCTTCAGATTCGAGAAGGCCAGCGGGTCAAATGTCAGCTTGCCGGTTATTTTGTTTAGGATCTCTTGAGGGCTGCGGAAAACCGCGCCATCTTTGTTCTCGACCTTGAGATATTCACCCTTGGCTGTGAATGTGCGGGTGACAACTAGGTCCCCAAGGTCTGCAATGACGTAGGCTTTCTCTTCGCCCTTACGGATAGGCTCCGGCGTACGCCTCAAGACTTCCTTAGCCTGGAACACGGCTTCAAGGGCATCCAGCAGGCTCGTCTTCCCCTGTTCGTTCCCGCCGGTAATCTCGTTCACATTCGGGTCCGCTGCAATGTCCCAAGCCTTCAGTTTCTTGAAGTTTTCGCCTTTGAATGCGATGACTCTTAGGCTCATTTCGGGTTCACCGCGTCTTTCAAACCCTTGTGCGCCTTGAAGCGGACCTTGTTCTTGCGGGGAACGGTCATGGGTTCGCGTGTCCGCGGATTGACGCCCTTGCGTTGACTCATGTGATGAACGTCGAATTTCCCGAAGCCCGCCAGGTCAACGTGACGGCCCGCGACGAGATTGCTCTTGATGATGTGAAGCAAGTTCTCAAACATCTCTGTTGCGTACTTCTTTGTGCATCCCGATAATTCCGCCAATTCTCCGATTAGTTCTGTCTTTGTCATTTGATAATCTCCTTTCATGCTGCGTTTTCTTGGGTGGGAACCTCTTCCGAGGCTTCTTCACCATCGAATTCAAGTTGTTCGTTTTCCAGTTCGTACTCTCCGGGTTCGCCCGCCGGAGCATCGCCTGTCGGAACCTCTCCTTCCTGGTCTTCAGTTGTTTCGCCTGGCGTCTGGCAACCCTCCCATTTGGGCGGAACTTTCTCGCGGGGGTCGAATAGACCGGGTTGATCGGATAGAAGCGTCCGGAACTTCCCATTCTCGCGAATTATCTTCACTGCTCCCGGCGCGAGTTTGATCTTGTGGGGAAGGTCAACCACAATCCCGGACTTGATGCGTTCTCCAAAATCGGTGAGTTTGATAGTGATATTCGGGTCTCCGTCGCCGCCCTTGGCAAGGTAATCGTATACTCGGAAGAGACCGACATTCAGATCGTGCTCAAAGTCCTTGATGTCATAGAGGCTGAAATCTTTCGTCCGCTCCGAATTTGGCATCTCGTCTGTCAGATCCCATCCCTTGAGAGAACGGTTGCTCTCATCCTCGTGGCCCATGAAGTCCCCGCATGTCTCATAGGGGAGTTGGTAATCATCAGTGACGTGGCATTCTGGTAACTCTTCAAGGTCGCTCACCCATACGGTTTGGGCATTCGCACAGTTATCGCAGCAACACTCGGACGGGATCGGTGCGAACTCCTCGCAAGCCGGTGATGTCAACTCGAACTCTTCGGCAGGAACGAAATTCAATGAACAAGTGCGGGGATCCTCTCCGCCACTTCCTTCGTCACTGTAGCTGCACACCCCACACGTCCAGTGGCCAAGGGGTTGTTGCTCAACCGGTGCTTCTTCGGCCAGCATAGGAGGAGGCGGTTCTATCCAAACCATCTCCTGCTCCTGTGTCTCTTCGGGCGGCAGATCTACTTTCTCCGTTGCCGTACCACGGCCCCTGTCGTATCGTCTCCTTCGTGATCTCATCCTCTCTTTGCCTCCATCTTTATTATCGAGGGTCTGCCGACTCGGCGCGGCCGGCCCTGTTCCTCGTCCTCGACCTTTCTCGCAACCGTGTTCTCGGTGATGAACCTCGCAAGATCCAGTTCCGATACCAGCCAGGTGTCACGCTTCTTGATGCGGATCTTCAAGTGCTCAATCCGCCGTGCCTTCAGCCAAAGGATCATGGCATCGTAGCTGATGCCCAAATGTTGAGCCGCCACTGCCGCGGTGATGAAGCCCGGAACCGAGAAGGCGCTCATCGCTCTTCACCTTTCGTCTTATTGAGTTCGTCCTTGAAGTATTCAGATGTGCGCCAAGAGAGCGCCCTCTTCGCCGGGATTCGGATGCGTTTATGGGTATACGGATTAACACCGGTCGTGGCCTTGCGGCGGACCACCCGGAAGGTGCCCATTTTGGGCAAACGGAGACTCTTACCAGCGAGCAGCGTGTCATAGAGATAGGCGAGGAAGAGATCGGCGGCTCGTCTGGCTTCTATAGCGGTCATGTGTCCGCCTCGCATCAGCCCGTCGATAAGTTCCCTCTTGCCTTTCTTGCCGCTCATTCCTCGTCCTTCTTCCTGATATCCTTGGCTAACTTGAATCGCAGCACCCTCCTACTCGGCAGGCGCCTGACTTTGCCCGTGAGTGGATTGCGAATTTTCCGACCCAACAGTGTTACCCAGTGCCAATGCCCGAAGGCATTGAGGTTGACATTCTCGCCATTCTTTATTGCTGCTCTGATCGTCTGTAACAGGAGTCTCACCACGTCGTAGGACTTGGTACGGCTCAAGCCCCCGGCGCGGGTGAGTTCGTTTACGAGGTCCAACCTGGTCATGCTGTCTTGCCACCGTGAATCACATGCCTGTAGTATTCTGGCCCATTTCCCATGTCCCGATAGCTTACGGGGCACCCACGGCATCCCTCATCGTTACGGCAATCCGGGCAAAGGAAGTGCCCGCCCCTGCCGAAAAACATGCCCTTGAGAGCGAAAAGCATCGGGGGTAGCCATAACCGAGGCGGCTTGTTCGATTGTTCGCGGTCGCTCATTTTGGTGTTCCTTTGCTCTGCTCTGCTCCACCTGGCTTCGCTCAGCATGGAACTCATTTTGTCGCTATTCTCAACGGTAGCTTCCGCTGTCTCTCAGCCTGAAGTTGCCTGTATTTCTCGTAAGTGGTACGAACAAAAATGGAAGTCTCCGCTCCAGGCGGGAATACGAATTCCATCAATTTCCCGATGTGACGCCGCGACCGTTGGCGAGGGTATCCGCCCACGATTTTGTTGTGCTCTTCGGCCGCGTAAACATCAAATGACCCCCCTGAATTGAATCTCTTGGGCAAGTTTTGTGGCCGAAGAACCTGACGCACATACTGCCCTGCCGTGTACCATTCGCGGGTGTCCAGTTCGATACTCGATGAAAGCAGAAACGGTCGGCCTTTCAGGGTCTCTATTTCCTGACGGAGCAATTCCTGGCTATGCTTCATGGAATCAACTAACTTGGACAGAGTGACGTGCGATTCGAGGAAATGGGCTTGAAACTTGCGGCTCTCCTCGATCATGCTGAGAAGCTGCGGGTTAGCGTATTGGCCGGTGGTCATGACTTCCTTGGCTATCTTGCGCAGCCACCGACGGAATTTCTTTGCAACAGGTTGCTCACTGAACATGCAGAGCAGAATCAAGCCATCAAGGGTAAAAACGCGTTCCCGTCTTGGAGGTCCACCCGGAATGTTCATAACTGACATTTGGGCGCAATCATTATCGAATTCGTCAGCGTGCAGCCGGAAAAGTCGGCTCACTGCTTCCGCTGGATTCTTGTAGCCCAGATGTTTGCCGATATCTTCGCCGCTCAAGCAGAGCTTTTCACCCTCAACGCGAAACGTTATCGGCCTTCCCTCGAAATGTTTCACTATGAGATCGTTTGACATCTTTCCTCCCCGTTATGCGTGTTAATCCCATAACGCCAATAGGCTGCGTCATGCCCAAGGTTCTCAATAAGCCTGTTTATTGTTCGCTCCCTCGGTTCCTTGCCGCCCAGGATGTCCTGAAGGCTAGTCACCCACTTCAGGCCGGCCCTCTTAGCAAACGCTCTGTCGCTTTCACCCGGCAACCGCTCGGCCTCCAACCGTTCAGCTATCGAAGACATAATTCTCCCTTGGCATTTTCTCTTGACTTTTCTGATGTGTCCGCTGTAGGCTATGCCCTACGGAGGGGACTTCCCGTGGAAGGATCTTATGGTTCACAGTTTATAGTTTATAGCCTATACGAAAGGCAAGCTATTTTTGCGCGTATGGACAAAAAAATAAAAAACAACTTTTATGACAGGTTTATGGGGCTAAAACCTGAAGGAATGTCTGATAGAGACTGGTTTGCTAAATTTGGGTGGAATTCCCAGAATATGGCAAATAAAAAGAGTGAATGGACTAGAGTTGAGGTTGTAAGGCCAGAAACTGTTGAGTTAATTAGCAACGTGCTACTGCTTTCCTATGTAGACACTGCCAAACTTATGTGGGGCGAGAGGATTATTCGCGCTGAGACTGTGCCGCAGGGCGGAGGGGGCGCACCTTGCGAGGTTCAGGCTTCCGCCCGTTGTAAAAAGCGGGGGGCTTAAAACGAATATTCATTGCTGTCCCTGGTGGTTATCATGTTTGTTTTTCCCGTCACGGTTTCATGGAAACGACAAAGGGGGGCATTAATCGTCCGGGCGATATTCGCATTAATCGGCTGTGCAATTGCCGTTTGGAGCATATTGAGGTAGGGGGGGGCGGGATTGGCGGGCACCGTGACGCACGTGTCGCCAAGTCATGAAGCTAGCATGTGGAGAGCGTTAGAGAGGTACGCGTACGCGCGGAGGCCAAGATGCGAATGCATGCATGTGAAAATTGCGGGAAGGTCACCGGTCATAAGCGGGCCTTCGGAATCGGCACCTTTATCGCTTGCCTCGTGACCGGGGGGATATGGCTGGTTGCCTTACCCTTTTACCCGATTCGCTGTATGATATGCGGTAATCAACCAACAACAACCTTTTGGGAGGACTTGAAAGAACATTGGGTAGCGAGCCTTCTTGCACTCACGATCATATTCTTCGTGTTGTTGAGCCGGTTTTCAAAGTGAGACAAATGACTATCCTTCAACGCTGCCAAAATAGAGGCTGCCGGAACCTCTTTGACGCTCGCAAAGGGGCCTGTCCTTTGTGTGGGGAGAAAAGAAGCGACGAGCGGCAGTTCTATTTCCGCAGAATCATCGACGGGAAGCGCTATATCCGCAGATTGCAGGCCCGGACGCTCTCTGAAGCACAGACAGAATATGCGGAATGGTTGCACTCCATAGGTGTCAAGGAAAGCAGACAGACGGTGATCGTGACGTTGGCCCAGGTTGCCGACGCGTACCTGGATAAGCTCAAGGCGGAAAAGAGACGTTACTATGCCCACGCTCGCTTGTATCTCAGGCGGCTTATTGATTTTTGTGGTGATGGGCTCTGTAATGAGATCACCCCTGATATTTTGAGACGCTTTCAGACCTTTTTAAGACAGAGCGGTGCGGCCCCAGCGAACTGTGACCGGCACCTGGAGATGGGTTGCGCTGCGTGGAATTATTCCCTCAAGGGCCGTTTGCCGAATCCCTTTGAGGCCGTGAATCGCTATCGGCCAGACAATACCCTCGTGCGGGAACTCACATTGAAGGAAGAGGCCGACATTCTCTTGGCAGCGAAGGGCCTTACAGGCGGATCGCCTCCGCGATTTTATGAAATGCTGGCCGTAGCCATTTACACAGGGATGCGGGCCGCCAATGTATTTCGGTTACGAGCCGACGAGGTTGATTTCATAGCGGGTGTCATTAATGTACGGCAGAAGGGCAACCGATCACATCAGGCATATATGAACTCAGTGGTAAGAAAGGCTTTGCATGATATAGAGCCAAATGAAGATGGATGGTATTTCCCAAACCCGAGGACCGGACGGCCATATCTCCAAGTTCGGAAATCTTTCGCGATTGTTAAGGCATTGGCAAGGATCAAACGGCCCTTTCGATTCCACGATCTCAGACACCATTTTGCTAAACGGGTAGCGGAAGTCACCCACGGCAATGTCCTGTTGATTAAGGGCGCCCTTGGGCATAGAGACATCAAAACATCCATGAAATATGTTCCCCCTTTTCAACGGGAGATTCGCGCGGCCTTGGAACAAATGATAGACACTTCACGGGAACAAGAGTCACCCAAACAGTCACCCATAAAAACAAACAGGACCGCAACAGGCTAATATATTTAACGTATTTTCTGGGGAATTTGCGGCTCATATCCGCAGTGTCCGGGGTTCAAGTCCCTGCACCGCCACCAGCAAAAACCCAAGGGATTCGGAGACTTTCCGAGTCCCTTTCGTGTTTTGTGGGGCCGAAAATCATCCCTTTTCCCCGAATCTCACCCCTAATATTTTCACTAATTTACCGAAATAGCCGAAATACAACAGTCACCCCAATAGTCACCCACGACCAGGAGGGTGGGGGGGCGCTGGATTCCCCGTGATTCCCAGGCCATAGCGGTAAATGTGTTCGCATTGTGCTGAAATGGGGTGACTGTAAACAAGAAACACGCATTCCAATTTGTGTTCAGAACAGGTTTTTTGCACTTTGTGCTTGACATTGTGTAGCTATGAGTGAAAAGGACGCCACAACATACCGAAGGTATGTTGAGAAGTACCAAAGGAGCGCGCCGACTTGCAAGGACTGCTCACCGACATGATATAACGTCGCAGCACGCAACTTCGGCGCAACCCCTTACCATAGTAGCATCAGCCCTTTTCTCACATCGTAGCGGCGAACACGCCCTCGGCGGCACTGCATTCCTGCGCCCCGCCGATATTGCCCGTTCTTCTTCAATGACTCGCCATTGGCGCAATTTCCCAGGATCTTGTCACTCCGAAATTTTCTTGCCCTTCCGGGAAATACGGGTGCGTTCGCCACTATTCACAATGGACGGAGGCAATCATGAGTGACGTATGGGCGAAGCTTCAAGCCTACGTGAAGCTGCATCCGAGCATCTTTATCAATATCTTGGGTGGGATTGGTATGGTCCTCACCGGCGCGGGCATTGTGGGGGAACCGGACTGGTTGAAATACCAAGCCATTGCCCAGGCCCTGCTGAATCTCTTCTTGCCGTCCCCGCTGACCCCCGTTGTGAATAAACGGGAGGCTCCATAGCACATGGCCGCGAAACTCATGCCCATTACTGCGTTTGACCGCCTGCCCGAAGATATCCGCGTTGAGTTGGTCCAGTGGGCACTCATCAAAGGCCCTGCATGGCAGGGGATGCAAATTCTAGAGCATCACGGCTACAAGACCGAATTCCGCTTTCTTCAGACGTGGGCTGCTCGCCAGCGCCCCGGCAATATGACCGACGCTGATTACCGCGACCTTCAGTATCTGCCGGTTGAGGAGCGGTGCTGCATCATCCTCGCCAACAAGATCGAGGGTTGGATCTGCGATCTGCCCAGCGTTCGCACCAAGAAGACCATTGAGGAAATGGGGGCTTTGGTCTTGGCCCTGCAACGGACCGTCCAAACCTGGTCAAGCATCGGCAGAATGAGCGCGGACAAAGAGAAATCTGCCGCTGTGCAGCGCAGGTCTCTCATGAAGGCCAAGGAACAGCTTCAAGAGGAAATCCGCAAGGAAATGGCCGACCATCCGGAACTCTTTGTGCAGATCAAGGAGCGCATCGAGGAAGCTGCGGCCATCGCTGAAGCCACTATCGAAGAGACCATTGCGGAGAATGGTGAACCGCTGCAATGAGCATTCTCGAACAGATAATCCCAGTCAAGGAACTCGTCGGAGCGCAACGGCGGATGCCGTTTCATGAGTGGCTGTTTAAGCGTTCACGGGTACAGATTCGGCAATCACCCTACTCACTCCTTGGCCATGAGTACCTGCGGGATATCATCTGGGATGACAGCCCGGATCAGACGTTTGAAAAAGCCGCCCAGGTCGGTATTTCCACCGTCGAACTTCTGAAGGGCATCTACGTTGCCGAACATCTGGGCAAGAAGGCCCTGTACTTTTTCCAGGACGATGATGCGGTTTCAGATTTCTCTAACAACCGATGTTTGCCGATTCTAAATGAAAGCACATATCTAAGAGATAGGGTCGGAGCCATTAACAACGTCGGCCTGAAAGACATTGGCTTTGGCTCCATCTTTTTCAGGGGGCTCTATACGCGGGGCCGCGCGAAGAGCGTCGATGGCGACGCGATTTTCTTCGATGAGACATCAGAGATCAATCCTGACAATTTGCAGCTCGCCCGTGACCGGGTTATGCACTCGGATCTGCAATGGATACATGCGCTCTCTCAGCCGGGTCTACCAGGCCAAGACATTGATTTCATGTTCGCTGGGTCGGATCAACGATATTGGCACCTGATCTGCCCTAGCTGCGGCAACAAAGATAACGTCCTCGAACTGAACTTCCCTAAGAATTTCCTCGAACTTTCTAGCAATCAGCGACGCAGCAAGAAATTTCCCGACGGCGCCACACATTACCGAGGCTGTGAGAATTGCGGGGCGCAACTCGACATGAGCAAGGGCGTATGGGTTGCACACCAACCGTCCAAGAAACGCCGTGGCTATCATCTCAGCCAATTGTACACGCAGATATGCCCGCCTGATTACCCGAATTACGCCTCTTCGGTCATGCAGGAATGGAAAGAGTCACGCCGTTCTCAGAGCAAGATGAGTCGGTTTACGATCAGTATTCTAGGCTTCCCTTACGGCGGGGGCGCGGCCAGGGTTACAGACACGCTCCTGAATCAGCGTGAAGGCGACTATGGCTGGGCCTATGAGGGGGCAATTGGCGCTTTCATGGGGGTTGACCAGGGCGACCGGCTGCACGTGGCGATTAATATCCGCAGCGGTGCGCTTTCCCTGTTCAGTTTCTTCGAGGAAGTGGAGTCGTGGGACCGCCTTGACTACTTCATGGAAAAATTCGGCATAGCCTTCTGTGTGGTGGATGCCCTTCCAAGCAAGCACTCCGCAAAGGCGTTTGCTTCGAGGCATCCCGGACGGGTGGCGATTCAGTATTTTCAGGGCAAGGAGTTGAAACGGGGGGAGGAACTTCACGAGGGTATCTATAAGATCGACGTCGTGAGCCAGGACAGAACCGAAAGTCTGGATGCATTCATAGACAAGATAGAGGCCGGTTTGATCTGGCTTCCCAAGCGTTCCCTCTGTGAAGGCGCGGCCCTGTCTTTAGTTGAGGATGCACGCCGGCATCTCAAGAAATTGATCGTCAAATGGGAGCACAAGGCTAACGGCGTCACCAAGCGTAATTACATCTCCGGGCAGCATGTCGAGAACCATTATGCGATGGCCATGAATTCAGCCACCATTGCGGCTTACGAGTTTGGCCAGCAAGCATCTCCGATGGTTATGCCAATCACCCGAAGAGTGGGGGGGCACGCGGCATGAAAAAAGCTACCCCACGGAAGACCGATAAGCAGATCGCATTATGGCCGCAGAGTCAGATTCCACTGAAGAAAACATCACTGGCACGGCCACGCACCAAACCGCGTGCGGGCTACCCTATGGTGACAGCCAAGAGGGTCAGTCGGGATGCTGAATGGGTTGGACCTAACCTCAATAATTTTTCCTTGATTCCTGCCAATTTCAATTTTGCCTATTACGATATTTGTGATGCGGTCTCGGTCGTAGACCCCTATTGTCGCCGCTTCGTGCATACCACGGTCAGCCTCGGAAATCCTGGTCATAAGCTCCTGATTCAAGCCGCTACTGAAGCGCGGGCACGGGAAGCCATAACTGCCTGCAACGAACTGGCGAGCCGCTGCTTTCCGTATGCTGGCGGCGCGGAAGGCATCATAAACAGTTCGTTAGAACAACTTGCCCGTGCCGGGGCCACGTGCGGCGAGTGGGTTCCGCGGACCAGTTTTGAGCGCATCGAACGGTATTTCCCTGCACCGATACGTTCGCTACGCTGGCAATACGCTGACGACCAAGGGACGCTCCGGCTTGTGCAACTTCAGCCGACCAGCGCAAGCCCTGTGCCATTGCAGGCTATTCAGACGGTGTATCACGCCCTGATGCTGCGTGACAGCAACCCCTACCCGATTCCGCCGCTGCTCTCCGCTCTCGAATCGTGTCAGATGCAGCGGGATATAATCAAGCAAATCAGGACATGGGTAGCCAAGGCCAGCAGCATGGGAATTTTGCTGGCATCAGTGAAGGCCCCGCCTCGCGTGCCTGGTGAGGACCAACAAGCTTACGATAACAAGTCACAAATTTATTTGGATGCCATAGCGGACTCCGTGGCTCATAACCTCGCGGACGGCCTCGCAATTGGCTTCGACAATATTGATTTTCAATTTCAGAATCTCAGCGCCGGAGCGGAAGGGGCCAAAGAAACGCTGCAAGTGGCGCTTCAGAGCCTCTTCTCCGCATTGCAGCGAGATCCTATTTGGTTCGGCTGGAACTTCGGCCTCAGTGAAGCGGCGCTTCGTGTGATTTTCCAGGAATTGCTCCAGGGGCTCAAAATCTATCAGCAAGGGGCAATCCGAGTACTTGAGCATGGGTATCGGCTGAATCTGGCCCTGTTGGGCATGGGGGACGTGGCGGTTCGCGTTCGCATGCTCGACAACATGACTGTCGACCTTTTCAAAGAAGCCGAAGCTACGCAGATGAAGGCGCAAGCCATTGCTACGCAGTTAGAGGCCCAAATCATCGACATACCTGAAGCCCGGAAACTTCTCGGGCACGAAGACATAAACATCGAATCCGGGGCTTATGTGGCGGCTTTCAATCGGGGAGCCGACGACTACAGCCTGGTGCCTTTTGAAACCTCGAAATGGCAGGGCGCAGACTTAGCCTTGTCGCCGGGAGGCGTGCATGGATCAGACCAAGAAACTGACAATTCCGAACAGCCGGATGGAGGGCAACGAGAAGGTGTTCACCTTCGATCACTCCCCGGCGGCGTCGGCGCATCGCGAGCCGCCGGCAGCGACGACACCCGAGACTGAAAGCGAATCCGAAGAGGAAGCTTCACTCGAACATGCCGAAGCAGGCAAGGGCGCCGCTGACGATAAGAGCAGTAATGCCGCTTCTGACGCTAACGGCCAGTTGAGGCAACTCTGGCGCATTCTTTCATGTGTGCAGGCGTGGCCTTCGGGCGGTTGGTATCCGCAACTTGTGGACTACGGCCACGAAAATGGAAAGGCCATTCGCGGCATTGTCGGGCTCATCAACAGCAATCGACCGGATCTGACATGGGATCATTCATGGGAGGTCAAGTATCTGGCCGGATTCGTTGAACACGCTGCTTGGGAAGATTCCAAGGACATCCCGCCGGGAGTGAACGCAGAGATCGTGGTTGATCCCGCCTTTGATGCGAAAGCGGCCTTGGGCCTGGATAGCGGCCTAATCCGGTCGGGCTCCGTGGGGATTACCGGCGATTTCGTGAAGAGTCATCCCGATATGGATGATTACGGCTTCATGATCAAGCAGGGCAAGAAGGTCAAAGGGGAGGTGGTCCGCTGGCTTCCCAAAAAGATAACCGCAGTGCGGCACATGGCAATGATCCCATCGGGTTCCGGTGCGGACAAAAACGCCGGTGCCCGTGAGATTCCCAATCTCGAACATTCCATAATACCGGGAGGACGAGGAATGGAAAAGGAAATTCTGGATCTGCTGAATGAGGCGCTCGGCCTCCTGAAGTTAGACCCAATTATCGACAACACCCAAGTGCCGGAAGGACTCGCGGAAAAAATCAGGGAGCGAACCGCTGCCTTGAACCAGGCGAGTGAAGTCCTGACCGGTCAACAGGAAAAACTTCAGTTTGTCGCGGCCAAACATCTTCTCAACGAAGGTGAGACGGGGCTGACCACCGAAGAGATCCTTGAGCGCCTACCCAAACGGCTGGAACACGCAGCCCTGGGGGACGCCTACATTGAGGATCTTCGCCAACAGACCTTGTGTAAATTTGACGCAGCCAAGGCGAATCCCGAAAAGCCCGAAATGTCTGAGGGGGACAAGAAACTCCGAGCAATGATTGAGGCTTGTGGAGATCCTGAAATGCTGAAGGTTCACAAGACCCATTTCGAGGAATTGGCCGCGGCAAAATTCAGTCTGAATCGGTCCACCGCGCCGCCCGTGCTGCCAGGGACGGGGAACGCTCAGACAACGAATCAGCGCATCGCCAGGGACGCAGACATAGCCGATGGCGTGGGCAGCATGTTTCGACGAATAGGGAGGGCAAGTAGATGAAGCAAAAAGTATCGGACGTGCTTGCAGTCGAAATGATCTGCCCCGCGGACATCGAGGTCGGGGATGTAGTCACCATTTCGGCGGCTAAAACAGTGGTGAAGTTGGCCGAGGCTGCTTCGCTAAAGGTTGTCGGAACGGTTTGTGTGCATCGCGGGACCGATCTGTTCGGCACCATTGAGACACGATTCCGCGAGCGAAGGGACGACCGGCTCTCGGGCGCGGCTGTCTCTGTAGGCGCTTTCGTCTGGAATGCGGCGGGAAAAGTCATCAACTACAATTCCGCCTCGCATGATCCCGCGGCCATTGCGGGATTGGTCATCACAACTGCAAACGCTGGGGACGTAGTTGTTGAAACCCTCGAATACTAAGGGAGGGCGGCATGAAACAAGCACGAACTAGATGCCTTGCCACTTCCGTCGCCTGTCCTTCAGACGTGGTTGTTGGTCAAGTGCTCGACATCTCGGACCACCTTACGGCCGCGGCGCTCAGCATTGACGGCAGCGTGAATGTCCTCGGGACAGTGGCCGTCCATCTGGCAGACGCCACAACCTGCACGCTGAATACACGATTCCGCGAGCGAAGGGACGACCGCGAGGCGGGCGAAGCTGTAACCGTGGGGCCTTACGTTCACGATGCTGACGGCAATGCAGTCAACTACACCAGAGATGAGTTCGTCGGCGTTGTTGGCACGGGGACGGGACCGTTCCTTGTCACCGCAGCGGCCGCGGGCGCAACAATCGGCACTGACGATGGCCCTGTCAGCATAGCGGACGCGATCAACAACCAGTTGAAGGTCACGGTGGGGACCGGCGACCCGCAGACCATTGCGCTGGCGACTGGCCCTGCTTTGGAAATGGTTGAGATCCAGAATGACATCAATGCCACGGCAGTTGGATTTACAGCGGGTGTCGATGGCGGCGGACATCTCGTGCTCACAGCGGACGATACCGCGGATGACTTAGAGGTCGTGGAGGTCACGGGCGATTGCTACACGGCGTTGGGTCTGACTGCCGCAGTCTATTCAGCAGTGCCCGCCGCGGGTGGAACGCATACCGGGACGGTGAACACCGTCGTAACGGTCGTGTTGAACACCAACGATAAGCTCAAGTTGAAGGTCGGAGCGGGCGCATCGCAGACGGTGACGCTGACAGCGGGCGTAGATGTGGCTCTCACCACGATTAGGGATGAAATCAACACCCAGACCGACAATATCGTGGCGTCGGTCGCGGGCGGCTATTTGAAGCTTCAGGCATACGCCACATACGACGACCTCGAAATTGAGGCGGTCGCAAATGACGCCTACACCCTGTTGGGCCTCACAGTGGATGTTTACGAGGCGACTTCGGCCCTTGCGGGGACCACGACCGGAACAGCTACCGGCGCTCAGTTCATTGCGGACGCTGTGAACACCAAGGTCAAGCTTAAGGTTACAGGCGGAGAATCCGAAACGGTCACTCTGACCGTTGGCGCTGCGCGGACCATCACCCAGATAGCGGGCGAGATCAATAGCGGCACAACGGGGCTAACCGCGGCAGTAAATGGCGGCGGATTTCTGACACTCACCGCGGATGAGACTGACGGAGACCTGTGGGTCGAGGATGTCGCTGATGACGCATATGCAGTGCTAGGGCTCGTGGTTGACCAGTACGAGCATACCGTACAGGCCAATCAGTTCAAGGTCAAAATCAATTCCGATGGTGATGAGCAAACCTTCACGCTGACGAGTGGGTCCAGGAATATTACGCAGGTCATAGCGGACTTTGCCGCTGCTGTCGGATTCGTCGCTTCCGCATCGTCCGGTCATCTCCGGTTGGCTACGGAAGACCTTGCCGATTCTCTCATCATCATGGAGGTATCGGGCGATTGTTACACGGCGCTTGGCTTCACCGCTGACACCTATGATGAAGTTCGTTCACACAACCCGGCCGCTATCGCCGGTCTCATAATCGGCCTTCCCTCTGCGCGAAGCGTTTCAGGCGGCAGACGCGGCCCCTATGCCATTACCAATGGTAGCAATGACGCCCTTTCTATCACCATCGGAGACGGGGAGGCGCAGGTGTTCGACCTGACCGCGGGGGCGGCGCGAACCGCCTCAGAGGTCTGTGACGACATCAATGCTACCGCGACGGATTTCATGGCATCCGTGGTCGCGGCAAAGATTCGCATCACTGCTGATGACCGATTCACGGACATAACGCTGGATGAAATAGCACACGACGCATATTCAACCCTCGGCCTTGCAGCCGGAAATTACGCGGCTTCTACCGCTATCGAAACCCTGGAGAAATAAGGAGTAACGGACATGGCAGGAGAACTTGGTCTTCTCAACAGTTTTCGGGAGCGTGTCTATGAGCCGCTTCAAGCCTATAGAGGCAACGATGGACAGCCCGGCAGCGAAATTTCGCTTGAGAAATTCATGCAGACCAGGGCTATCAACGGACAGGGGCGGCCTTGCGGTCTGACAAACATGGCGGGCAATCCGATCACACTGGAGGACCTATGGCAGGACTTGGCGGAAAATCCGGCAGAGTTGACCCTTGGTAACCTGATTTCCCTCAGTGGCGATATCAGTCGCCTCGCGCCTGAAATCGTGCGCCAGTTCGTTGTAGATGGCCTCGAATCCACGGCTACGCACACCGACTTGATAAGTAGTTCGCAAAATGTGGGGCAACTCACGGTCACGAGCCCTTGGATCAAGTACGAAGACACCAGGCCGCAGGATATCGGAGAGGCCGAAACCATCCCGGTGTCCAAGATTTCTTGGGGTGAGAAGACGATTCGCCTGAAGAAATCCGCCATAGGTATCGAGTACACCGATGAAGTCATCCTTTCCTGTCCGCTGAATCTGCTTGGTGAGTACCTGACGGAAGTCGGGACAGAGTTGGGCATGAAGCTGTTCCGCGCCGGTGTGAACTGCTTGATTAACGGCGATCAGGCGGGGGGCTCTGACGCCACTTCGATTATCGGCGTGAGCGTAGCGGATACGCTGGATTTCCCTGACTACGTGCGGCCCTGGGTACGTGGTTCTCGCGTGGGCGTCCGTTGGGTAAATATGCTGACGAGTGAGCCCCTGGCGAATGAAATCCTCGACATGGATGAGTTCAAGCTTCAGAAGGGCGTCGGCGGGCAGGTCGTATCGGTCGATACAAACCGCATCATCCCAGCAAACCTGCTGCACCGCATCACGGATCAGCTTTCCGACGATCAGACTCTTTTCTTCGACCGTCGCGCGATGGACTATCTGACGTTCCGTGGCCTCCTGGTCGAGAACGACCGGATTATACAGCGCCAGATTCAAGGGACCTATGCCTCGGTCATCTCTGGATTCACAACGTTAAAGAGAATCCGCCGGATCATCGTGGACCGTTCGCTGGCCTTCTCGGAGAACGGCTTCCCCGTTTACATGAGCCCACGTGAGGACGCATAGGGGCAGGACATGGAAAAAGTATGTCTGAGCAATCCGGGCACTCAGTTCACTGACCCGGAGACGGGATTTCGGATCAAGCTTAATGAAATCAAACCGCTGTCCGAGCCAATCGGAAAAAAAACTCGGGAATGGCTCAACGAGGGCGGTTTGAAGTTCGTGAAGGAAAAGGTGGCTTTTGCGCCGCCTTCTCCGGCTCAGGGGGTGGCAAAGGAAGCAGCCCCGCCGCCACCCGCTGTTGAGGAACCTAAGCCCCTTCCCCGGAAAGTGTCGCGACCGGCAGTTAAGCCGAAACGCAAACCGGTGAAGGTTAAACGATAAATTGGTGTGGCGAGGGAAGAGGTCGAAGAGACTTCCGGCCCATCGACGTGAGACCCAAGAACGAGGGGCCTAAAGCCTCGCCGCATTGGGGCCAATCAATTAGGGATGCTGGCTATATATCCTCCTTTCCCAGCATCCCAGGCCCCTTTGAGAGTTTAGAGAATGGCGATTGATATCACAGAACTTGTGAAAGTCCATATCCGACCTGCGCTGGCATTGGACAACACTATTGAGGATGACCTCTCGATCTATATCGTTTCCAAGAAGGCCGAGCAGGGTTGGAGTGATGTCACGCTCACTGACGCTCAGAGCAATTACGTCGCGGCGTTGGTGCTCGAAGCCCTGATGTTCCGCTTTTCTCAGGTCTACATGGATGACGTTCAGGAGTTGGGTGAGGGTCCGGAACGTGTGAGGTTGCCCAGCAGGTCAGAGTTTTTTAAGACGCTCCGGCAGGTCATTAAGGACCTGAAGGCGGGCGCAGCTAGGGGTGCGGGTCTATTGGATGACGAGTCGGCCAAGAATCCAAATTCCTGGCCCGGTTGTGGACTTGTTGCGTGGGGAGACAGGACGTGAGGGCTTCAATTCTCGCTAGCATACAACGTCGAGAGGAACAAGGCTTCATGTGGAAGGCTAGCGAATATGTGACTTATGTGCCGCCCGAGCGGACATTGACCGTTATGGACGCCAGCAATGCCACGCCCATTGTGGTTACGGTAGATGATGCGCCCTTTCCCGAGTATGCCCTGGTGACGGTTGCTGATGTGGAAGGCAACGAAGCGGCAAACGGCACATACAAGGCGAGAAACATAACCGGCAGCACATTTGAACTATTCAATGCGGATACCGGCGACCCCATAGCGGGCACTGGTGAATATACCGAAGGCGGGACGGTCGTTCACGCCTCTACCGGACTGCTGACATGCCGCTGGAACAGGGACAAGGAATCGAGCGAAGGGCTGAAGATAGACGAGTTAGGCATGTGGAACCGCGCCGAAAAGATCCTGTGTTTTCACAAAGGCTTCAATACCAGCCGGGGCGTACCCGTGCTGGAAATAGGCGGGCATCTGCTTATTTCGGGTGAACGATGGGATTTTGCCACTGACGAGCAGGTCATTGACGCTTACGGCCCGATTGGCGCGGTGCAGGGCATGGTGAGGATCACGGTGCGAAAGGCGGTTGAACTGAACGCTTCCAAGCCTGGAGTGATGAGTTTCGGATGATTCGGATCAACATCGACATAAAAGCGTTTCGCAAGATCACCAATGGATTTGCCCAGAGGTTTCAGGCCCAACTCGCCGCGGCCGCGATGAAGGCGGGCGATGTGATTCTGAAAGAGATCGTGACTAGCTGGAACAGCAACGCTTATGGTTGGCGGGAAAACGAAGCTAAGTGGAGAAAACAGAAGGCTGACAAGGGATTTAGCACGCGGCCATTGATACGATCAGATTATGCCACGCGGAAAGTGAAGACCGTGAGACAAGGATTCGGCGGTTGGGTAGGACTACCGGGCGGCTTAGCATGGCCGGAAGCTCTGGAAAAAATGGTCAGACATCACACAACTCCGCATAGGATTCCGTCCTTTGTTGCAGCAACAATTGCGGGTCACGAGCGAGGCGAAATGCACGGCCCGCCGCGACCGCTGTTTCAACCCGCGGCACTCAACATTCAGGTACGAGTGCGAAGCATCTACGAAGAAGCTTTGCAGAAGGCTCTTGCAGCATGAGTAACATTATCACGTTGCTCGAAAATAAGATTACCGAACGGCTTGCGTTAATCAAGCTGGCAGGCGTCGCGGTCAAAGTCTATCCGTATATTCCTGGTCGCGAAAAGGGTGAAGTAGAGCCGCCTTGCATTGGTTGGCAGAGGCTCGGGCATCACGAGATCAAGGAAGACCGTAGGGCATCGGAATGGCTCTTCGTCCCTTCGGAAGAGGAGATAACGACCGAGTTGCCCCGAAGCATGGGCGGTGGAGAAGTCACAGGGCCAGCGTCTTACACCCGTAAGCCCTACCCTACCCCGTTGTCGATTCCCTATGAGTTTCACGTCATGGCGACGAACCGGACTCATTCTGACTTTCTGTTGCAGGCCATGTATTCGGTCATTCCTCCCGATTATTCGCCTCTGTTGGATGGACAATCACCCATGTTCGTTCATGACAAACCGATTAACCTGGACGATCTAAGCATTCCTGAGTTCAGGACATCGTTCGTCTACGACGTACGGCCGGTATGGATAGACCGCCTGACATCGTGGCCGAATGCCTCAATAACAACCATCGACCTGACTATCTCTGCATCATAAGGAGGCCCGATCATGGCCCTGAAGAAGAAATCCAATGATTCGCCGGAAGCTCCGGGCGTGGCGCCAATCTCGAAGCCCGCTCCTGTCATGTTCCGGGTGACGAACAAGAGGCGTCAACCGCAGGAAATCCCGCTTATTGACGGCACGACCATACGATTGGGCGCGTGGCATCCTCAGAAAACGGATCACATTTCCGCGCCGATCCCAGCCGAGAAGCTGCTCCTGGTCAAACCGGACGGCAAGGACGGCATCATCACAAAAATGAAAAAGCGCGGGGAAATCGACATAGAGGAGGTGCAATAACATGGGAATGGGAGCCGCACGAGTAATCTGGTCGTTTAACGACCTCTCGCTCTATGTCAAGCAGCTTATGGCCGGCTACGTGTTTGCGCTGATACAGGCGGAACGTGGTCCCCTCTGGACCCCTGTGCCGGTTACAAGCGTCGATGAGTACGAACGCTGGTTTGGCCGCACATTCACCGGCAGCGTTGACCCATTGGTTATCAAAATAGGTCTCATGCAGGGGGCCAAATTCATCATTATGCGTGTCGTGCATTGCACGGATGCGTCAGATCCCAGCACGATGACCGCCGTGGCCTCGTCTGTGACGCTGGAGGATCAGGGGGCGGCGCAACTGCCCGCATCTATAGCGACGGACCCAGACCCGTTCACTATTACTGCCCCGGCAGCGGGAACGGTGACAGGGACGGAAGTCGGGCCGTTTACGTTTGGCGTGGGGGCCTCAGATGCGTTCAAGGTCAAGGTAGGGACACATGACGCGCAGACCGTCACACTGGTGGGCGCTGGCATCACGGCAGAGACCGTGGCCGGACAGATAAACGCCGGAACGGATTACCTTACCGCTACGGTAGCCAACGGACGCATCAAGGTTACAGCGAACGTTGTAACCGACGATTTGGAGATTCAAGCTGTCACCAATGATGCGTACACTCACTTGGGATTAACCGTCGCGGTTTATGACGCTACGGCGGGCACGGACAGCCTTGTACTGGCGATTCACGGGCAGTCGGATCAGACCTTCACTCTCACTGCCGGGATACGAAGCGCCGCGCAGATTCAGGCTGACCTTGCTGACGTGCTCGGGGCCTCACTGTCCGTATCTGGCGGTGTGCTAACTATACGGACCACCGAGACCGGCGCAAGCGCAACATTGCAGGTCAAGAACACCAGCACATGCACGACCGCTCTTGGCGTGGACAACGATGTGCATTCCGGCAGCGTGGGCACGGTTCAGGACACCCTCACGTTTGCAGCGAAAAACCCTGGCGTCTGGGGTGACGGGCTGAAAGTTTACCCTATGGAAAACCGGCTCGACACTAACGGCAGTTTCGACGTGAAAGTTACCTATTCCGAGCAGGGGGGGCTTAATGAATATTGGAAGCAGGTCAATATGGACCCGGAGAGCGACCGGTATGTGGTGAACTACATTAACGCGCGGTCCAAGTTGATTACAGTGACGGACCTTGCTTCCGTCAGCGCGGCTCCGAACAACAGGCCCGCGTATTCAACAACCGGCGTGGCGCTTACCGGCGGCAACGACGGCTTGGCGGACTTTGCAGACAACGACTGGATTGGTGACGAACTTGCCCATACAGGCATTTATGCGGCGGACATCATATCCGACCGCACAGACATGGCGCTGCATTACATCATTCCGGGGACCACGAGTTACGCCGTGGCTCAAGCGTTGACGGCATATTGCGAGGACAGAGGACTCATGGCGCACATTATGGTCCCGTCCGGCGGCGACCCGGAGGATGCGCTTGAGTACCGCAACGGAGAAAGCCCTTGGACGTTTGAGAAGTGGAACAACGCTCACCTTGCGCTACAGTTCGGCAGACCGACACTCTATGACGCCAAGTATGACGCCCACAGAGAAGCGTGTTCAAATCTTGGCTTGTGGGCGGTATGCCTTGCTAAGATTCAAGATACCTCGCGTGCCCCCGCGGGTCCTGAGTTCGGCACGGTCCAGATGGTTGAAGGCATTGATTTCAACCTGGCTTCCTATCCCGGCTATCAGGATGAGTTTGCGGACAATCAGATCAATTTCCTTGAATTGACTCGAACCGAAGGCGCGGTCTTCTGGCAACAGAACACTACGCTGATAGCCAATTCGTCTATGCAGAGCATTGGTATCATGAACTTCCTGCTCGCAATGAAGAAGATGTTCATGCCCGTGCTCCGGCAGTTCATCAACAAGCCGAACCATCCCGATACCTGGGGCGAGGTCCATCGGATATTGGAGCCGCAACTCAGGATATGGAAGGCTCGTGGAGACATCTACTCTTTTGAGTTGGAAACGGACAGGCATGCCGTTTTTGATGATACCGGCGCACTGCGGGGCGCAGTGCTGAACACGGAAGAAGAGATCCAACAGCGGATCTACCATGCTCGTGTGCTGGTTCAGCCTACACAGGACATTGAGTATTTCGAGTTCGAGGTTGGCGTGCTCGCGACGGGCGAACTGTATTCAAACTTTTCGTCCATGCACACGTTGCCCGGTTGGATTCGCCGGTAACAACAGGAGGTAACGATAAATGAATCAAATAATGGCAATACCCAAGATTCAGGAATTCCGTTATAGGGTCTTGGTGAACGGCATGGACGCGGCATTGTGTCAGAGTGTCACACCTGGCCAGCGCAAGAACGGAATCATGAAAATCTATGGCGGCGGCATGAACCATCCCCACAAAGAGCCCGGTCAGGTCGAGTTTGACGACATGGAACTCGAATATGTGATTCCGATTTCGGGCAGTGAACGAGGCTTCTGGACGCAACTCGCGGATGGGGCGCAAAACCCGGAGACTGGATATGGTGACAGCGCGATGCCTGCGATCATGCTGACTATTCAGGACCTCGACAACCAGATGAATCCCGTCAGGTCGTGGGATTATTTCAATTGTCTTGTGAGCGTTCATGATCCCGGCAAGCGCGATGCGAGTTCAATAGACAAGCCGCTTCTGGAGAAGGTTCACATCGCTTACGACTTCAGAAAGCCGAGCGTGATGTGACATGAATGAAGAACTAGTCGAAACTATCCTGCTTCCCGTGAGCGGCATTGAGGCTGTTGTGCGTGAGGGGAATGGCGCGGCGGATAAAGAAATATTGAAGTTCAACCTGCCGCACTGGGAATTTGCCGCACGGTACGCGGCGAAGAGCGTCGTCTCCTTGAACGGCAAGGAAAATTGCACGGTTCAGGATATTCAAGCGCTTCTCGTGCCAGATATCGAATACCTGTTGGTTGCAATATTCCGTGTGAGATACGGTGATTTCTTGAAATCAAACAGGAAGTGTTCCAAGTGCAATTTCCCCAACTCGCACGCTAAGTCGATACTTCCGCAATCGGACGATAACCCGGATGGCTTGCCTTATGTGGAACCATTGCGATGGGGTCCGAATCCCAACGACCCCACAGTTGAGGACGTATTGCCGCGCTCTGGCAAACGGGCCGTTGTCGGGATGATCACCGGGAAAAAGGAGGCGACGATCCTGAGTGCTGCCGCGGATGCTGGTGGAATCGACCCGAATCTATCGGACATGCAATGCCTCCGAAGCCTCGGCGGGGTGGAGACGATCTCTTACCGGGACGTGATTGCATTGCCCCCGCGGGACCATGAGCGCATCCGGGGAATGCGGGAAGAACTGATTTGCGGCTATGACCCGAACATCACCTTGGCCTGCCAGCAGTGTGGCGACAAGGAGATGTTCAATCTGTTCATGGACCGCCGTTTTTTCTTACCGGCGGGGTAGGTATAGCAATTGGAGGGAGTCTCACACAGTGGGGCTACAAGGATCTTACCCCGCTAGTGCCGTTGTTCGGAGCCGATTTGGATGCTTTCGAGCAAGAAACATTCAACCTGATTTACCATTTGAGGCAACCACGTAGTGAAGTCATGTCCTGGCCCACCTCGGTGCGGCGGGACATGTGGCGACGATACATGAAGCAACGTGAATTCGAGCAAAGACAGGCGGGAAGATAACCGTGGATCAGCAGATAGGCATAGCATACGGTGTCAAGGGCGAGGCTGCAATCATGGATTCCATCACACGGATGGAGACATTGATGAATTCGCTCGCCACTACCGCCACGGCTGCCACAGGCAAGATGGCCACGGCTTTTAATAGCGCATTTGTGCCGCTCACGACCAAATTATCTACGATCAAGACTGAACTAGGAACTGTTACGAGACAAATGGAGGCGCTAGCCAGGGCATCCAAGAGCGTTACGCCGCCAAGGGTGATGGGTGCCGGTGGCGGCGCGGGCGGTCGCGTGCCCAAGGCTGCAATCATGGATTCCATCACACGGATGGAGACATTGATGAATTCGCTCGCCACTACCGCCACGGCTGCCACAGGCAAGATGGCCACGGCTTTTAATAGCGCATTTGCGCCGCTCACGACCAAATTATCTACGATCAAGACTGAACTAGGAACTGTTACGAGACAAATGGAGGCGCTAGCCAGGGCATCCAAGAGCGTTACGCCGCTAAGGGTGATGGGTGCCGGTGGCGGCGCGGGCGGTCGCGTGCCCAAGGATGACAGCATATTCGGCATGTCTATGGATAAGTTTGTGCCGTTTTTTATGATGCGGTGGATGTTGTGGGGCGGGCTTATTCACGGAGCCAAGTCGCTTATGGAGAACGTTGTTCTCGGTAAAGCGCGGGAAAAGCTGGTTGAGCCCGAATCAGTCCTTGCAGGTAGTAATTTGTCCCGTGAGCAGATACTCGCCACGGAACGGCGAGGGTGGGAATTTGTCAAACGTAATCCACATTTGGGCTCGATTAAGGATTATTTGGACGCGGCTGGGGAAGTGATATCAGGGTTTTCGATGGACTTGTTGTCAAATTTGGACCCCAAAGGGGCGCAAGATCAAGTTGACCGCATGACAAGAATGTCCATGCTCGTGGGGAAATGGACCAAAACCACGCCCGAAGTCATGGCCCGCCTGCTCTCCAAGACCGCTGAAGCCCAATTAATGTTCATGCCCGAAGCGGAACGGCTCAAATATGAGACCGGCCAGAAGCAGTATGCCTCACTTGTTGGCGAGGTCATGGGTGAAGTGGCTTCAGTGGTTATCACGACACACGCTTGGGGTCGTGATCTTGCCAATGTAGCCACATATACATTGCCGTCCGCGTTGGAACTGGGCATGAGCACCAAGAACATCCTTGCTATGTATGGCGCACTCGTTTCCGGTGGTCAGAAGCCCCAATTAGGCGCTCGTGGCATGAGGAGTTTCTTGGAAAAGGGCGGCGTTCCTTTGATGCAGCTTTTTGCTGCTGGTGGTCCAGATCCAAAACTATTCGGTCAACTGAAGGATTTAAGAGGGCCTGCGAAAGAAAGTTTCAACGCACAAATCGGAACCATATTCATGCAGGCGTTTGCCAAGGATCCCGTTGCCTGGTTCAAGCGGATGACTCAATGGTACGCGAAAGCCAAGGACCAGTTTGGACCGGGCATACTGAAACAGATCGGTTTTGACCCACAATGGCGCGGGCAACTTGAGATGATGTTGACGCCTGGGTACTTCGCGAAGATGGAGCAACAATTAAAACGTATTGAGGAAGATAAGAACCTCAGCGAAGAAGAGAAGGCCCGGAAGTTGGAGGAAATTATTGCTGAGGGCCTGGGTCAAGATGTTCGGTATATGCGGCTCAAAAACGCATGGGCTCACATGATGAGCGAGTGGGATCTCATGGCGCAGAAGTCTGAACAAGTGATGAGTTTTGCCGCATCAATCACCACGGCCATTGATACCTTGGGAGGATATTTCCGGGGAACAAATACCAGTATGCAAGCTGGCACAGCGGCTGCCGAAGCTCTCTACAGCGGGGTTGAGACGTTTGTGAAATTCATGGCGGAATGGCGTTCAATGGTGCACCAAGGTATGCAAGGTTTTTGGGGTGGGATCATTGAAAACTCGGTTGGCAAAGAGAACCACGCCAAAGCCTCGGAATGGGGGAAATACCTGGGGCTCGACAAGGCGCTCAACCTGTTCAACAGGCCACAAGACTACATTACAAAAGAAGGTGTCGCTGGCGGGCTCGGTCTGAACAATTTCGCGGAGCGTTATTGGCGATATCAACAGAACGTTAATGTAGTGGCAGGATGGGTAGGTGAGAATGTCCCCAAATACGCTCCAATCGCACCCGGCACACCAACCGATACCACGGGCACACTCGCTGCGCCCTCCGCGGGTGAATCTGCTACCAGCGACTTATTGGCTTCACTAAAGCAAACCATCATGGATTTGGGCGAACGCCTCGCGAATATCCATGTCGAGAATCATGTGGAGATTGACGGCGAAGCCTTACGAACAACTATTCGTGAAACCAATCGGCGTGATGCAGCGCAGAACTTCGGAGCCTATGGAACCAACTGGGGGTCGCCGTACTAATGGCTGCAACCGCTCAATTCACCCGCGGTATGATCGTTGGGGGCGGCGCTCAGGTAAGCTTTCAATGGAATCCGCACACGGTCAAGATCGTGAAGAACGCCAAGTGGAATCACCTTTCCGCGGCGGGTCGGGAAGCGCCCATATTGCAGTATGGATGCGGCCAGGCAACGGCTTATGAACTTGACATGCAGCTTTCTATGGATGGCGATTTCAACCAGGTCAAGAAGGGAACTGACGACCTCCTGAAACTCACGAAATGCACGAGCAAGGGCACAGGCGTTGATTGCCCGCCGGTTGTGACGCTGATTCTCGGTTCCGCCCTCAAAGCTAAATGCGTGGTGGAACACGTTGACGCGGCATGGTCGCCGCTGTTCGAGCCTAACCAACTCCTACCCGAATTCGGCAAGCTACGAGTGAAGCTGACGGAATACAAGAATGCCTGACCAGATGAAATACCAACCCGATTTCGTCATTACCGTCGGCAGCAAGGACGTAACGCGATGCTGCGAGCGGTGGGAGTTGCAGGATTTGGAGGATGCAGTTTCCACGCTCACGGTAACGGTTGTGAACGAAGATCGCAAATATGACGGGGCATTCAAAATTGACGACAAGGTGGTGATTCGATTCGGCAACCGGGGAGATATGTCGCCAAAGGTGACGATGAACCTCAAAGAGTTGAGCCCGATCTATTCCGATAAAGGACAGCGCGTCGTGCTCGTGGGCATGGACCCGTCAGAGGCTATGGCCGGGACTGGCGGACGGGGCATGTTCGACGAGACGAGCCTCAAGAAGGTACTTGAGGGTATCGGTCAATCCCTCGGTCTAAAGGTGGAGGGTTTAGATCAGACTGAAGACCCGGCCAACCCCCACAACAATAAGATACCAATGCCAGGCGAGACTACCGCTGCATTTTTCCGGCGTGCCCTACAGATGCTCGGAGCAAAAAAAGGGAAAGGCGGCGGGAAGGTTCCCACAGGCGGCAGCCCCAAAAAACCCATCAAATCGCAACGCAAGACAGTGGCGCCGAAAGGATTCTATGGGACATGGGGAAACGGAAATTTTCGCACACGCGGCGGTGGCGTGGCCTATGGCGACGTTGAGAAAGAACTCAGTACCATAATCAAGAACGGTCTTGCTCAAGTCAATCAATCCGCAGCATCACAATCAATTCGCGGGCTGGTTGAACTGATTGGCGTGCCTCACGTGCGAGCCAAGAAGTGTATCACGATTTTGAATGTCGGTCCTGATTTCTCCGGTAAATGGTATGTCCGAGGCGCGGCGCATTCGTGGTCCAGGGGACATGGATACCATACCCGTGGCGACTTGCTCAGGGATTCTCTGGGTAAGGACGGCCTTGAGAAAGATGAGGACATGGATCGCCCGAACGTCATGCACTGCGATATTTACAAGGACAATACCCTCTACATAGGGCCGCGTATCATGGACGGGGACAGTCAGGCGACCTTCACGTTCGGCACAGCGGAGAAGCTTATTCGTACGTTTAAGGCCACTATAGAGGTTCAGGGGAGCAAGAGCGCGGGTGAAGAAGTTCACGGGAAATATGTCCTGATGGACGATCCAGAATTCGCCAAAGTATTTGCAGACGCAGCGCCATATTAGGATGCTCACACCATGTTAGATCCTCGCCAAGACACATTGCCGATTTCTCGTGAGCCGTGGCACGTACTACAGGCCGCGACTTGTCACGTCGGCACGGTGAAGGATCTCAAGGACCCGAAGCGCCGTGGCCGTGTGCGAGTGGAAGTGCCGAACCTGTTCGATGATAAGAGCGCAAAATGCTGGTCGAATTGGTGTGAGATGTCATGGATGCCGGGATGCAACGCACGCGGCAACGGTGATACCGGAATATGGTGGTCCCCGGTGCCCAGAGAAATGGTGCTTGTGGCCTTTCCCGGCGGTGATTATGCCGCGCCTCCTATCGTCTTTCCCTTTTCCGCTTGGCAAGCCACTGAGAAAGATAAGCAGGAAATGATACCCGCCGAAGCCAAGGCGATGAGTGATCAGGATATCCGCAAGGGGACGCGGGTGAGGATGCTCAAGAGCGAAGCCGGCCACACTCTCCTTATGGACGACAACGGCGGGGAAGAGACAATGGCGCTTCTCGACTGGACTGGCGCAGGTTGGTTCTCGATTGCCCCTGGCAAGGAGGAAGACGAGAGAGAGCGGTCAGGCGAGGAGAGCAAGTGGCGCAAGGGAGCGGTTCGCGGCGCAAAGAGCGTCATGGCTTTGACATCGGAGAAGCCTTCCGAATTGCTCGATGAGGGTTGGGCAATTACCGGCGATGTGGACCTGAATGGCCAGGGGATACTCAGGTGGGCCGAGGATGGCAAAGGGAAGGTGATAATCGGTTGTGCCAAGGAAATCGGTAAGACCGATGGGCCTTGCATTGTGATGGATTCCGAGAATGAAATCCTCGTGCTCTCGGTCGGCAAGGCCCAACTCGTGGTAAATGGTAAGCGCGGCCATGTGGAAGTGACGCGCCAAATCATACAAGAACAACCCAAAATAGACATTGGCGCGTACTTCAATGCGTTTTGGGAACGCATACAACGCGCATTCGAGAGGTACAAGAACTATAAAGCCCCAATGGTTGCATCATCCGGTGTGCCTAATGAGGTGACATACACATGAATCCTGCCGAACTGCCCTTTTATGGTCGCGGCATAAGCTTTCCGTTCCGCATCAACGCGGCAACGGGCGGGATTCAAATGTCTGATGGTGTGACTGATGCGGGCACAGTCGATCTTGCTTATCTGCGCGAAGACTGGACTATCCGCGAGGATATCACCAGCCCGTTGAACCACGTCGCGGAGAGCATTGCCCATATCCTGCTCACGAGACCCACCGAACATGACACTTTGCCCGAATTCGGGTCCGAATTATTCCACATTCTGTTCAAGCCGAACAGTGAAGAGTTCAGGATGCTCGCGCAGCATTACTTCACTGAATCAACAGAACGATGGGAAAAGCGCGCAAAGATCAACAATGAGGGTGTGGAATGGCGGGACACCCCCGCGGGCGTACAGCGGCGAGAATTGCCCGTTATGGTGAGCCCTGAATTCATCAAGAATCAGGTCGAGGGGAACCTGGTTGCCCCGTTCGTGACTTCTCGGGAACAGAGAACACAGGAATATGCCCTTGGCACGGCGGATGCCGCAGGGCACGACTGGACGAGTCGGTACTACGATCAGGCGGTATATGAGCAAAACGGTGTTCGATACATCCGACCGCGACGATTGCGTCCGATACCCACCGTCAATGATGACTCCTATTATGAGGTCAAGCTCAACGACACGTGGCTGTTGATAGCCCATGAGATCTATGGGGATATTCGATTCCATTACAAGGTGTCTCAAATGGCAATGACGGACGCCGCGGCCGCTGGTCTAAGCCGCGACTATCTTGACAATACCGGCAACCCCACAACTGGAACATTGCTCAGATTGCCTTCACGCACACGATTGCTGATGGAGATTGCCCGTGGCTGACATCATATATACCTTTTCTGGTCGGGACTACACTACCGAACTTGAACGTTTGACCGCATTGCTTCAAGCGGAGTTGAGCGAATACACCGATCTTAACCACTCTGATGCCGGGATAGTGATTCTTCGGTTGCTGGCTAGAGAGACGGATCAACTCAACGAATATATCGACCGGGTTTTTAATGAGGGCTTCATTGCAACAGCGCAATTTAAGCAGTCGCTCGTGGATCTTGGCCGCTGCGTTGACTATCTGCCAGTATTGGCCGCGGCAGCTTCCACGACTCTGCAATTTACGCGGCAGGCGGGCAAAACAGGAAGCATCACCATACCACAATACTCCTCCTTTTCCCGCAGCGATGGAGTCTCATATCTGACTGCGGCGGGCCTCACTATGGCTGCTGATGAGCAGACGGGGACCGTTGACGCAATTCAAGGAACGGTTGTCACATACGATTTTGTGGAAGCGGACTTCGACATCCCTGATTGGAGTAAACGGCCACGGGTAAGCCTTGGAAAGAGCGTTGCGGCAGGAACGGTTGAAGTTTGGCACGGCGGCGGGCCGACATCCTGGATTAATATAGATAGCTTTTGGCGGACGGCCTCGACGGATCTGCATTTCGTCCTCGAATTAAACGGGGATGACGATACGGTTTGGTTAGTGCTCGGGGATGGGGTGGAAGGAGCCAACTATCCCACCTCCGAGACTCTCCATGTGCGTTTTGTCAGGACCGATGAAGCCGCGGGGAATTGCGGTTCAGGCACGATCTACCTTGTCCCGGAAAGCCTCAGCGATGCCATCACCTGCACGAATATCGAATCCGCGACCGGCGGTGGATCCGCGGAATCCACCACTTCGATCAGGCGGAACATTCCGAGGCGCACCGCGATACAGCGACGGGCCGTGATATCCGAAGATTATGAGGCCCTGGTTGAAGGTGTGGCTGGTGTGCTTCATTGTCAGGCACTGGACCGCAACGACGTGACACCCGCGTTGAATTTGGCCTATTTCGGTTCCGAAGAAGGGGGCTGGCCGCACCGGTATCAGGTGCTGGTTGTGGTCCCTAACGACGGTGGGCCTATGTCTACGCCCTTGAAGGATGACATTTGGGCCGCGTGCGCGGCAAAGGGGCACCTGGGGCCTTGGAGTGAGAGATATTTGCTGTTCGACGCGATAGAGGTCCCGCTGAATGTGACGGTGCGTATCGGCGTGCTGACCGGTTATTCGACCCAAACCGTGAGCAACAACGTTTCGACGGCCATAGCCAATGTGCTCGCGCCTGCAAACCGGGCAATCGGGGAGACCCTGGAATTCTCGGAACTGTGCCGGGCTGTGACCGGTGTCGCTGGTGTGGCCTGGGAGGACTTCACGACACCCGAGGAGGATGTGACACTGGAAAAAGGACAGATCCACACGGCAGGAACCATCACCGTGACCGTAGGATAGAAGCATGGAATGCGATAGGGCGCTGAGAAGGCCATCCGGGGCACCCGCTTTTTGCAAAAAGCCGGTTCCCCGGACCCCTCCGGCAAAAACTCTCAACATGTCATCGCCACGGCCCTCGGCCTCGCAATGACCGTATCTGCGGCCATCTGTGTAATCTGCGGATAACAGGTTTTCATGCCTAGAACTCCATTCATAAACCGAGTGCCCGACATCTGGCGCAAGCTGGATGTTAACACCGTTCTGGAACGCTTCCTCGGTGTGCTGGATGACGGGTTTGACCGGTCGCACGACCTGGCTGCCGCGCTGCTGGACCTGCGGAACGTGGACAAGATCCCGGACCGGTGGTTGCAACTGCTCGCGCCGCTTGTGGGGCTCACATGGCGTAGGGATCAGACTCACTCATGGAATCGTAGAGCCATCCAGCACGCGTTGGAGAGTCATAGCTACAAAGGCACTCAGGATAGGCTGGGGGACTCATGCAGAGCGAACAATGCGGCAGCATATACAGTGACGGACCAGGCGTCGCGACTGCTCGTCTGGGGTTGTCAAGGACAGTGGGGCGCCGATGACGCCCACTGGACATCCGCGGACAAGTGGCATGACGGAGCGTACGAGTTGCGCGTGCCGCTGGGCGTTGATGCGGAAACACTGATTTCGGATCTGGCTGAAACGCTTGCGGGCGGGGAGGTCTGGTGGTTCGATCTGCTGATTGATGCGGAGGCTGCTCACGAGGATGACTGTTCAGTGGAGTTCATCCGGGAGGTACCCGGATACGGCGAGAACGAGGACAATTCCTATTCTGAGATCATAGAAGCGGATTTTCCGGGTATTGAAGACTGCGAGTTGTGGTGGGAAACAGATCCGGCGACGTTGACCCTGGACGGCGATAGTAAAGCGACCGCGTGGGCAGATCAGAGCGCGAACAATCGCGATTTATCACAGGCCACGGCCGCGATACGACCCACATTTCTGACTGACCAGTTGAATGGATACGGCGCTCTGCGATTCACTGCTACCCCTACGTATATGATGCTTCTGAGCGGATTGAATCTCGCGCGCAATAAAGCGGGTTGGACAGCCATCTATATCTACAAGTCGAGCAGCCCGACAACGGATAATCAGATACTTGTTGACGGCCTCACATCCTTTCCATCCCGGCGACTGCACATCCTGGCAGCGCATAATTCAGGCTATAAGTCCGGTATCGGATATACACGGCTGGATGAGGTCGCGGGGACCCTGAAAACTCAGAACACATACACGCCGAATGAATTCGGCATCCATATAGGCGCATGGGATTGGGCAGCGGCCACGGCCAGTCTTTGGGTAAACGGCACTGTCCTGATTGATGCGGCGGTTTATAATACAGCGGGGAACACGAGCGACACGGACCTGGCCTCATTCACTCTCGGCTGCGGATACACGCACGCGACCAACCGGAACTTCATAGGCGATCTGGTAGCCATGATTATGTACAGCCGCGTATTGACCGCGGACGAACGAACCAGCATCAACGGCCATTTTTCACGCAAATATGGAATCACTCTCGCATAGGAGACCGCAATGAGCGAATCACCGCACATAGATAGGGCTTGGCGGGCTTTACTGGAAAAAACCAATTCTGAATTCTGGGTGGGAATCGGCAGGACGACCCCGTGGGATGACGAGGAAACGCCGCCTGCGGTGGACCTGGACGCTGTAGACATCGAAGAGCCCATCGTGTACGTGCAGGCCACTCAGACGCATCTGTGCAAAGTGGTGACCACAGGCGAGGACGTGATTGTCGCGGGCGTGAAATACGCTTTCGTGGCGGACGAGGACGCGCTCACGGAGATTGCGGAATTCATCTACATGGTGGGGGAATTCACGGGCACTGTGGGGGGGCAGCCCCATGCGGACTTCCGGCAATGGGGTGTGCTGAGGAACCTGGTCCCCGCGGCCGGACACGAGACTGACACGTGGCTCGCTCCGGCGAATGTCGAGGATCCCGGCATACTGGCTCAATTGGAGAATCATGTGAAGGCCACATACGATGGCAATTGGTCGATTACTGTTCCGATTGTGATTGAGATGACATAGGAGGCTCTCTTGCCTAATCCAGTCATAGATGCGCTGCATCCGTACAACTTACGGGCCTTCGACACGGTTGACCCTCCCCAGATGGTTACGCCGGTTGTGGAGGGCACGCCAGGGGCCACGACCTACGAGTATTGCGCGACGTGGATCACAAAAGTCGGGCAGACAACCGCGTCTGACAGCGTGTTGATTGCCACAGGCCCGACCACGCTGAACTCTGTGAACAAGATCCTCCTGGATGTTGTGGCGTCCATCCCCGCTGCTGCGCGGTACGTTCGATACTACAAAAAGGTCGGCGCAGCCTGGAATTTGCTAGGGATCGTGAACCTGACCACGGGCCACTCGCTCTACGATGTCGGCCAGACGCCGAATGTCGCGGTACATCCGCCCAGCGTGAACGATTCGGGCAGGCCGGATTGGTATGCGCCACTAATTAAGACCGGGCGCACAGCGCAACGCATGGAGCTAATTGACCTGATAGGCATCTTCCATCGGCACTTGCAGAAGCTGGGGGATGTGACCCACAGGGATGGTGACATCTTCGAGGGTTGTAACGAGGTTTTTGTCAGCGGGACAACGTGGAGGTTCACCAGCGGCACGCTGTATCTGGGTGGAATACCGCTGCGGATTCCCGAGGGCGAGGTCACTCTCGCGGGGACGGGGACGGAGAGTGTGGGCGTGCTGGTGACGCCGAGCATCATTGACTATGAGGACGATCCTGTTCTCAGGAATACGGACGAGGGCATAGCGGCCGCGGCATATAACCAGCCGGGCGCTGACCAGCTCAGTTTTGCGGTTACGTGGGTTGTGGACGAGCCCTTGGCAGTTACGATCAAGGATTTCGTGGACAACGCGCCCAAGGTCCAGACGTTCAGGCCGGAGAGGACGGTCTTGGACAGGCGTATCGCGGAGATGATTTTCGATGTGAGCGGGCACTTCAGCGTTGAAAATTTCCCCTTTGAGGTCGTGGCGCACCCGACGGATAGCACGAAATTGAACCTGAAGGTTCACAAAGGGAAAGCGTACCCGAACGGCTGGCGGGTCTATACCGAAGGGACACAGACGGTCCCCTTCAACAGGGCGCGCGATGTCAAGTTCGTGAACAACAGTGGAATCGACGCATTTGAAACACCGGGCGGCAGCGTTATCACGGGCAACCCCGAAACATACGATCTGGACGGGCTGAATGTGAGCCTCACCATAGGGTCCGGGAACGCTCATGTTGTGGCGTTCACATCGGACGGCATGACAGCGGCCCAAGTGGGCGCGGCTATCGAAGCGTCTGTGAATGCGTACCCTACGGACGGCGAGCTTGTTATCTGTACCGCGGCGAGCGGCTATTTGGAGATACAGGCCGTTGACGGGAAGAACCTGACTGTCAACGCAGTGGTGGACGACGCTTACACAGAATTAGGCTTGACTGAGGCGACAACATATACCCCGTTGGGGACGAGAATTTACGAGTGCAATGATGCATTCATCCGGGATGTGAGCGATCTGAACTATCGGACATCGCTCGTTGAGCAGCGAACCCACAATGGCAGCACGCACATCGATCTGTTGGCCAATGAAAATGTGCTCTCCATCCTGGGAGCGAGCGACACCGCCGCGGACGCTCACGACGGGAAATGGAATTACCTCGAAAGTGTGGATTTCGTCAAGGACGGGGGCGCCGCCAGTTATGTGGGCGGGGCGGAGCCTGCGAGCGGCGCTACAGTCTATTATGCGTACACCTACAACCGGAATGCGATTAAGGGGGCGCGGACCCTGGTCCAGTGTGTGGACGCGGAGATTGTAAAGGGCGCGGTGGGCGGACTGGACGATATTGTCTGGACCGGCGGGACGTGGACTAAGGTACTCGACGGAAGCGCGGTGACAGGGCTCTCCGGCAACGTCAAGGACGCGGTTCAAATACTCCGGGTGAACAACTCGCCAGGGCAATCGAATACCGAATACACCGCCTATGCGTTCCTGAAGAACTCTGACGGACTCACGCACGCGACTTCACAGGTTGATTGGTCATCCGCTGGGGCTCCAGGTAGCGGCGCGGGTGGACAGCCTGCGCTCGGAGCCACATATTATTGTTCCTTCTGGGCGTGGCGCCATGAAACCGAGGGCGATTACTGCTCAGCGGACTCCTACGATGTTTACTCGGAGATTGAGACGTTTGCTACCCTGCCTCTGCGGGACTGTATAGATTTCCGCACGCTGGGCGTCCTGCCTGAACCTGACGAATCCGCGACAATGGACTACAACTTTTATTTGAGTCGCATGGACAAGCTCGTGCTCGCGGACACGGGCGACTTCAGCCTCATCGCTGGAGCGCCCGCACTGGTCGCGCCTGCGCCGCCCGATCAGACGGGCGTGATGACCCTAGCAGTGGCCAAGATTCCGCCCTACACTTACAATCCTACGGATGTGCAGGTTGTCCCCGTAGCGGCCCGAAGGATCACACAATCAGGGCTAAACAGACTCCAAGAGCGAATGGAGAAAATGGAGTATTTCGCGGTCGTGAATGGGCTTGAGAAAGAGATTGCTCAACAGCCTATCGCCCTGGACAATATCGGGATCTATACCGACGCGCTGACCGGCCTGGGCCGCGTGGACACGGCATTCGATAAAATGGATGCTCACGGCAATCGAGTGCGGCATACCGCCGCGATTGAGCCGTTGACGCGGACCCTGAGCCTACCCGCAGACTATCAGGCCAAAAACCTCAGTGTGGATCTGGTGAACTCCACCCATGTGCGGCGCAACGGAAATGTCCTTTGCTTGGATTATGAGCCCGAGGTCATCGACCAACAGTTGCAGGCATCCATCTGGATCAACTGCGCGGCGGATTGGGTGTATGAGGACTATGTTGGCCACATGCAACTGGCCCCGTTCTGTGACTCGTTTCTGGATGAGACGCAAGCGCCGGTCATCAATGTGGATTTTGACGACAACTTGACCAGCGCGGCCGCGGACATGACGCCCGAAGATCTGAACTCAGTGTTCTGGGGGACATGGAACAGCGTGGGGACGGCTACAGCGGATTGGTCCACGTTGCGGAATGATAACGCGGCGGGAATCAGCGGAACGATATCGTGGGATATCACGCAGCAGCAGGAACGCCAGGGACTCCAGATCACCCAGATTCCGGGATCTATCACCCGTGATCTCGGGGACCGCGTAATTGACATGAGCGTAGTTCCGATGCTCCGGACTACTACGGACACAGGGGATCCGTTTGTGATTCAGGTTCGCGTTGACGGGCTCGTGCCCAACCAGGACCATGCGATAACAATAGGCGGGAAGAATGTCGATTTCACCTATGACTCCGGCGCGGAGCATCCGCGAGGGGCCGTGGGAACGCATACGGTTCAGGGCAAAACGACGGTTTGCGCGGATAATGACGGTCGATTGACCGGCAAATTCACCATGCCCGCGGGCGTGCCCAACGGAGCGCCGCTGGTGAGCTGTTTCCACTACAGTCTACCCTCACACTCAATCGCTCAAGCCACGTTCTATGGCAAGGGCTTCCTGACGACGCATCAGGGCATGACGTTGGGGATATCCACTGCGAGCATACGCACAGAAACCGTCTCGCAACAGCAGACCGTTGTGGTGGGCCAGGGACAAATGATATGGGGCGGCATGGGCGATGCAGACCCGCTGGCACAGAGCTTTGTGATTCCATCGGAAATCACGTACGTGTCGGCTGTGGGGCTGTTTTTTTCGGCCAAGTCCGCGACCATGCCGTTCACGGTTCAGATACGGAGCGTAGTCAACGGCTATCCAGGCCCCGACGTGTACGCGACATGCACGCTGGAACCGGATGACATTGATATCAGCGATGACGGCTCAGTCGAGACGCTATTCACATTCGATCATGTGCTGGGGTACAAAGCAGGCAACGAGTTCTGCTTTGTGACCATGCCGGGAACGTCGCCCGACTACAAGCTCTGGGCCGCGGAACTTGGCGCGATCGACGTTATCAGCGGTGACATTATCGGCCCGCCAATGGCCAATGGCGTGCTGTTCCACTCCCCGAATGGGCGTACGTGGGAACCGTGGACTAAACGGGACTTGAAGTACAAAATTTACCGGAGCAACTTTGAGAACGATTGCCAAATCGTATTTCATGCGATTTCCGGGCTTCAGGCGGCACAGATAGCCACAGCAGTGGAAGAGTTTGTTGCGCCGGGCGTCAATGTGGTTTGGAGCTACTGCCTTGATGGGTCTGACGATTGGGTCCCGTTCCACCCGAGGGTCAATGTGGTACTCGAGCAAATCGTGGAACAGGTACAGCTTCGGATTGATGTGACGAGCTTTGGTGGGTCCTACCAGATCGTGGAGCAAATCGCCGGCGTGCTGTTCCTCCTGCACGTGGAAAGCGCGGATTATGTGGGGCGGGCCTGTTTCTTCAATGATCCGTTGGCCCTGCCGAATAGAATCGTCTGCACGGTCAAAACCATCACGGACGGGACCAATGGCGTGGGTGAGACATCCATCACGCCAAAATACACCGTGGATGACGGCGCTCATTGGGTAGACATGCAGCCGACACCGGGATTCGTCCCTGTAACCGCGGAACAGGGATTCTATGTGCAGCAGTTCGAGACGCCGGACGAAGCCACGGTGGAAAACGCCTCCAACGCGACGCCCATAGTCATCACCAGCACGTCGCACAAGTTCCAAGAGGACCAGCTTGTCACCATCGTGGGGATTACGGGCAACACCGCGGCGAACGGGACCAGGCGCATCGTGGATGTCAGCGCAAACAGTTTTTCACTCACAGATCCTGTCAGCGGCGCGGACATCGCGGGTAATGGCGCATACACCGGGGGCGGGACGATCAATCACGCGGAATACGATCAGGTCAGGGGCCGCGTGCTGCTGGAAACGGACAATCAAGCGCGAGCGCCCAGAGTGAGAGATATCGGGTTCGTTTTCACGAGAGTGTAGGGGAATCATCATGACTGAACCAACACCGGGATTTTTGCCGGGCACTCCGTCCCCGCTAATAGCGGAGTTGCGGACCAGGATTCTGGCGCTGGAGGCCAACTTTGACGCATTGCTCGTTGGAGATGTGCTTGCTACAAACTACGGTGACCCCGGACAGGCCGCGCTTGACGCGGCCCTGGCAGCCATAGGCAGCGAGCAGAAAACCTTGGTGATTTGTGGCGGCGACTGGGCCGTAACCAAGAATTTTCCGGCAAACGTGGCTGTCGCGGTGGTTCGGGGATCAAGGTTCACGGGCGAGGGCACGGTCGATTTTCACGGCCCACTCTATGCCGGGCAGTATCAGATATTCGCATTTACGGGCGCGGGCCACGCCACGATTGCTCACACTGCGGTCATGGACGGGGTGAAACCGCACTGGTGGGGCGCTATCAACGATGGGGTGACAGACTGCACAGCAGCTATCCAGGCCGCTATCACAGCGGCGCCGTCACAGCATATCAAGCTGGGCCAGGGAGCGCCGAAGATAACAGACACTATCACAATCGCCGCATCTGGAACACACATAGACGGAGAGGGAGTGGTATCCACCAACATCTATTTCCATCCGACGTCAGCCAAACCCTGCTTTGTTTTCCAGGCGTCCGGAGCGGGCACAATCGCAGACGCATCGCTCTCGTCTATGAGTTTCACCGGCTTTGGAACATACCAGAAGACGGCTATAAAACTCGTGGACACTCGACGGTTCAACGGGCGAGATATCTATATTGGCACCTGGACCGGGAATACCAGTATCGGAATAAACGTGCAGGGGCGAGATTTCTGCGATCTGGACAACGTGAACATCCTCGCGGACAAACCTATATATATCGAGGCCAACCCTCATTCGGCAATTTCGCTGGACAATTCGGACTGGAACAATATGTACCTGATTCCCGGCGCGGGGCAATGGGCTGTAACTGTGGGACTCGACTGCAATATCACGAGCTGGACAATGAACGGGCATGTGGCCTGCGCTACTGGGGCCGGTATCCTGATATGGGACGATCACGATCACAACAGCGGTATCAGCGGCCTGATAGACCTCGGACATCTGCGATACGAGCAGGGGACCGATGCGGATCACTTCGCTATATATATCGACCATTCCATGCAGGATGTTGTATTTCGTGGAGTGCAATTGGGCGATACGCTCGGCAAGGGGTTTTTTTTCCGGGGGATCTGGAACTTGACGCGAATAAACTGTTCGTACGGGGGGACCGGAGTGGCCTTGGACGTAGATGATACTTGTCCGGATTTTATGGACATCAACTGTCACCGGAATGCCGGGTCTTCAGAGACGATTACAGGGCTGACCGCGACGCTCTTCAACGAGGGCGCGATCAGGAGCCTTCAACCAACAGCCTAGAGGGACGGCATGGCTATTGATCCATACGATACGTTACCACCCGGCTATATGAAGACCGCCACAAAGGGGTTTCTCCTGGGGCCTGGCGTGCATTCCAGACCAGTGAAACGGCTGGCTCAGGAGAACGATGAGATGAAGACGCGATTGGCGGACCAGGACGCGCGATTGCGTGCGCTGGAAGAGGCAATGCAGAGAGTGTCCGCAGAAGGCGCAGATTAGCGCAGGTCCAGAAACAACCGGCAGGATGAGGCACAATGGCTGACGACCTCAGCGCATACGAGGGATGCAAAAAGGAGGCCCAGGCTAAGGGCGGGTTAGTGACAACCGAGCTTGGATGCGTGGCTGTGTACGGCAAACGCGTTGAAATCAACGACAAGGAGCACTCCATCATGGAGGGCTTCGAGATTATGAATTTCAACAACCACGTCAACGGCACGATGCCGCCACTGCCGAGCCCGGAGTTCGCGCCAGGGCCGGTCAGGGGGTACGTTTCGCCGCCTGAGCAGCAAGCGCCACCGCCCGGAGCTACCGAGGGTTATCACGACGCATAATGGCAGATAGCACCATCACCATCAAAGTTCCCGCGCCCTGGCGGGCAGAGGGCGTGTACAGTCGTAACCCGCTGAACATCAGCCCGAAGGGCTTGGTCTACGGGGCGCGGACGCGATACGCGAACTGGCCGCACGAATATTGGTGGGATGGTGAACAGTACCTGGAGATTACTGATGAGTCGTTGGGCGGCACAGCCGGGTCCGTGGAATTACTACCCAGCGGCCCGCGAGCATTCGGGGAAATCTGGAAAGCGGTTCGATATACTGATTCAGGGCAATATATATGGGACACATACTACTGGGATTCCGAGGCCGAGGGATTCAAGATCCTGAACTGGTATTTCAAGGCCGATGCGCTCTCTGATCTGCCCTATCCCGGCTATCACGTGGGCGCGGCCCATATCGTTGTTGAGCCTGATGTCGAGGTGTTTTGGGATGGATTCCAGTTCCGCAGACCCAGGCATAGCAGCTTAGACAACGACGAGGAAGAACGTCATTTGCCGCGGGGCTTCCTCCAGATTGCCGCGCCGGATGTTCGAGTGGTCTATGTGGGGCCAACGGAGATCGGGCTTCAAATCGTTCCGGGCGGTTCAGGTCGGGTCTGGGTGAATGGCGAATGGATCACGGCCAGCGCAACGTGCAGCGTGCGGAATAACCTCGCAGTCATCAACTGGGATTCGCAGCATAACAGGCTCACGTTCACGCATATCCAGCCTGACACGGAATACTGGATCTACCTCGCGAACAACCAGGACCCCGCATTCAGTTCTATCGCAGGGATCGCCGCGGACGATACGCACAACGCCGCGCCTCCTTGGAACTATCAAGGCCGGATGTTTTTGTCCGCGACGCCCAACGTGGACGGCTATCTCTCGCCTATGGGCAGCGGCAAACACGCTCGCATGGTGGGCCGATGCCAGACCGACGACACCGCAAAAGCGGACGGTGGGCCGCGCTTTATCCATGAACTCGGTATTTCCCTGATCAGTCAGACCGCGAATTTCGCAGAGACCTACCGGGAATACTCGGCCTATCAGTTGAGGTTTGTGGACCAGGATACGCTCAGTCTGACGCTGATTGACGGACTCTATCCGCAGATCGGGATCAATCGGGACCTCTACTATCTGGGCGCTGACTACGAAATAGGCACGGCTGACGCGTGGGTGGATTGGAATGATGGGGATGTTTTGCGAAGCGCAACCGCGTTATCGCCCGACACTCTGTATTTTGCCTACTTATCGGCTCGGATAGACAATTTCAATTTCAACGCGATCAATCCCGCGACCAATCGGCCTTGGCTGAGCACGGACTACCAATCCGAATCTCATTACGACACGGACCTGGATGTGAGACTCAGACCGTTCCTGAGTCCGAAAACGCCGGAACATGGCCGCATGGCCGACGCGTGGCCGGGTTACGAAGTCCGGCATATCGGGCAGATTCGCACAGACGCGAACGGGAAGTTTGTCCCGGCCGCGGACGTTTCAGCGATTCGGCAACCCACCCTGAATCCGTCCGATTTCAGCGGCCTCGCGGAGATTGACATCACGCCGGTCAATGACGAGGAAGTACGCGTCAGCAAGCGGCGCGGCGCGAGCGGGATAGTCAACGTCGCGGGGCAGAGCGTCCAGACATTCGATTCAAACGACGCTAATGTCCATAAGCTGCTCACGAGCCAATACGTCCAGACCTATCACGAGGACCGGCCCGACGAGCCGTTGGAAGCCACGGAACCGGCATGGTTTACCTCCTGGCAGAAAGCTCTCGGGGACAATGTTGAGGCGTCCACGTATTCGATACGGCAGGTCATCAAGGCGGGTACAGCGACGCTCAGTGGCGGCAAAATCAGGGTCACATTCGCCGCGGGCGCATCAGTCGGCCTTATCTGCGCGCACGCTTCGATAGTGGAACGCGACGGAGAGACTGACGACGGGACCACGACGCCGACTGAGATCGTTTTTGATGAGGAGTCCGGTTTTGAGATTGGCGCGGCGCAGAGTATCACGGGCGATGCTCTGGTTTACGACTATGACGACACCGTGGATCATCTGGTTATTCTCGACTGTGATACGCCGTCCAAGGTGGGAGCGAATTATGGTCCACCGATTGACGGCTTCTACTACAGAATCGGGGTCACGTCGTGGAACAGTCAGACCGTAAGCGGATTTTCCTATGTTAACTATGCCGATATCGGCGTGGCCAAAATAGAGGTCGAGGCCGCGAGCGGGCCGATCAGCGCGTATATCGGCCAACGAGTCAACATTTACCTCGCGAACGCATGGGATTTCTGGGGCGCCTGGGCAAACAGGCTCGTTGCATGCGCTCAGGAGCCGGTAAACGGCTACTTGAGCCGCAACTGGCCGGGGAACAACGCGCGATGGATCATGACCGTGCGACCGGACAGGACCGGAGCACTCACGGGATCATTTGTGCTTGAATCAATCGCGCCGTTCGTGGTGAGGATTGACGATGCGGTCTCGTCGCTCACGTCCACGTATTCCAGCGCGTGCATCGACGGCAAGGTCGATCGGGTCTATCAGTTGATTTCGGCGGCCTCGGCGTGGGGCCAGGAAAAACTCAACGGCTTGGCCGCGAGGATGACCAGGACCAACGCCGGAACGGTCCTGTTCGCGCCTATGAACACGGAGGACCTGACCGTCACGTTTCCGGACGTGAGTGTGAGTGTGTTGCCTGCCAATGGGCTGAGTCTCGACGTAAGCGGAACAGGCTATACGATTTATTACGTGTATCTCCGTCGCATTTCGGATACGGTCTGCGAGCTGGTCGCCAGTGCGGACGCTCCGACTGACGGCGCTGAAAATCTGCAATGGAAGGACAATGACATACTGGTCGGGTACTATGGAGTGAACAATAGCGGCGAAATGCCGGGGTACTGGAGCGCCTACTCGTTTTTCAACCAGGACGCGAGGGCACTGTTGAAGGCGCTGAGCATCACGCCGGGCCACGTCGTCTATTTCGATCAGCATGACGCGGTCCTGGTTCCGCCCATACATCCAGCGACGTTTTCAGTGACCGGCAGCACCGGCTGGAATTTCACGTGCGGTTCGGTCAATTGCACAGCCGTTGCCAGTTCTACACCAGGGTACGGCACATGCGAACTAGGATATGCGTCGCGTAACAAATCACATAGCGCCAATATTGCCGCGGGCGTTTATCCGGCGAGCACGTTCTATATGTGGAGTGACGGCGGTTGGCTCATAACGTGCACATCTACACCGATGGGAGGCGCTGTCTATTGGATCAACGGGAACATGATCCTGAGCATAGAAGGGAACTAGAATGGCCCTGACACGAGATGAACTGGATAAACTCGATCCGAGGATGATATCGGTCCTCAAGGCGCTTGCATCTAAGGAGCCGACATCCACGATAGATTTTGAGCAGGTTGACATGCGGCTGTTGTCCATGCTGATGACACTGCAATCCATCCAGGATCAGGCCGCCGCGCTGGACCTGACAGGCACCGCGGACCTTGTGAACGCGGTAGACACGTATCGGAACCATGTCGGGTTGGAGATCGAAAAGCAGGGCGCAAGGAAATAAGAAGCGAGGAGAAGACTCATGGAAGAGACTCAACCGAAGTCGTTGCTTGAGACTGTACTCGTGGAGCTGCGGGCTATGAGTGAAAAGGTGGGGATCTTATCCGCACTGCCAGACCAAATGATCGAAATCAAGGACGTCCTGCGTGGGCATCTGAAGGATTGCCGCAATGACATGGGCTGTGTCTACGAGGAATTAAAACAGATCCGGGGCACTCAGGATCATGCCGCGGGCGTGGAGTCTGTCTTGAAACACCAGGCCACGATTGAGCCTCACCTCAGCACGGCAGAAGCTTCGAGCAAGATCGCAAGATACACGCTGCTGGCGGTGGGAGCGAGTTGCCTTGGAACACTGGTGCTTTTTTTCATCGAGATATACCGGCTCGCGTATCCCGTGGCGCCGCACGTCGCAAAATAGCATAGAGGAGGTCTTACTCATGGACATACTTATAGTGCTGTTGAAGTTCTGGTTCATTTCCGTCCCGCTCCTGGTCTCGCTCTGCGTGTTTTTTGCGTGGGTCTATCTGAATGAAGAAGACGATCAGCGGAAAGAATTCAAGAAATGGCTTCTCATCGTCCTAACGGGCGAGGGGATTATTTGGATTCTTGCTCTCATGAGCCCAGCCTACCAGCCGGCGGAAGATCCTAACGGGTTCGTCCGCAGTATGATCTGGAAGCACGCTCAGGTTGTCCTTGCCGTTATAGGGATTTGCGGCGGCGCACTGGCAATCAACTGGATTACGAAACATGACTGGTGGGATAAGCTCACGGAGGGTCAATACAGTGAAATTGCAGTCGGTCTTGCGGCTATGGGCCTTTTCCTTGCTATTGGCATTGCTGTTAGCGGGGCAATGTGAGGCTCTGAGCCCGGAATACAGGGCGGGTGCACAGGCGAAATACCTGGAGATGTACTATCGCAAGCCCGCCTACATCTATGCACTCGGCGGGGAACCCAAGAAGGGATTTATTGACTGCTCTGAGTTTGTACGCAAGGGCATGAAGGACGCGGGGGTTGGCGTTACTGAGGGGCGCACCCAGGCTTGGCGGATCTTCAAGGGTATGGACCGTTTTGTGGGTGACAGTATCTACCCTGGTGTCCTGGCCGGCAGCATGGAGATTTGTGATTTGCTTTGTCTTGCAGTCCCTGGAAGTCTCGAACGACCGTACGGAGTGAACCACGTCGGCGCGATCATACAATTTAATTATCAGTACAAAATAATACACGCGAGCGGCAAGCGCCGCGGGATTGCTATAGATGACATCGAGGGTATGTGGATCGCTTGTCTGCCCGAAGGTGGGCACAGGCGGCTCAGATAGCCGCCTGTGTAATTTTGGCGATGCTACGGTAAATTATTCCGGGATTTATCCTAACGCGGCCTGTCCAGCCAACTGGTATCTGACAACGTAAGGCATTCATCAGAAACTACCTCCCAGCATTGCCTTGACACACTCAGGATGGAATGTTTTGCCCTGCCGATTCCTGTAACCAGAGGCCGCTAGTTCGCGGGCGACATTACGAAGGGATTTCTTCGGGTCTTCCTCTCGCAGCCGCTGCGCTTCCATGATACAGGACTGTTCTTTCTCGTCCTCTACCACGAATTTCCCCTCATGTCTATACCCAAACGGCGCTTCCCTGGATACTTTCTCGCCGTTGGATTTCTTCTGTTGCATCGCGGCCTGTGTGCGCTCCCCGATTAACCGGCGTTCCATTTGGGCCAGGCTTGCCAACAGGGTGAAAATAAACTCCCCCATTGCCGACGTAGTGTCCAATTTTTCTGTGATGGAATGCAGGCCCTTTCCCTGTTTGTTCAAAATTTCAGCGGTGTCGAGTGCATCCCGAGTCGATCTGAACGCCCGGTCCAATTTGTAGATTACCAGGGAGTCGGCTTTGTCCGTGAGGATGTCAGACAGGACCCGTCGAAATTCCCGCCTGTGTTTGATATCTTTGGCGCTACGGCGTTCCTCTGTGATATCCACCAGTTCCAAGTCGTTAAGTTCGCAATATGCCTGGATCTTTGCGGCCTGCATTTCTGGCGAGATGTCCTGCTTTTTTGTGGACACGCGGACGTAGCCTTTGACACGAAGCCGCGGCGTTATGGAGGTTTCAGTCATAATGACCACCCTTTCTATCGAAAAATCCCGGAAGGATTTGTAATTGCCATCCGATGCGGACCCGGCGCGTGTGCTGTTATGGGGTCCGCATCGGGACAGTGGTTTATTACAACTGATTTTTGAGAAACTCTTTTTCCACGGCCAGAATCTCTTTAGCCGCTGCCAATCCCTCTTTTTTGACCTCAACGATTTTCTCAATCGTTTCAATCAGTTCGTTGTCCAGATTTTCGACCTCGCAGGACAACGCCACCAATCGAGTCCGCAAGCGTTCGGCCATCGCGGGGAATATGCCGACGGGGCGGTTATCGGGATTGACGATTTCCAAGTTTTTCGATACTCTCGGTTCTGACATGGCACACCTCCGTTGTGTTGTGTCGTGGACGGCTAGGCCGTCGTTGAGCCCGCGCCGATACGCGGGCTTTTCAGGTTCATTCCGACCGTCATTCCCGCCCCCGACGCTCAGGACGGGAGGAAGACCGGATTAAAATTCCTGTACTGGATGCAGGCTGTCTTGTGCCGCTTGGAATATCCGCTTTGTCAGTAGTTCACTCAGTATGTCCGTTGGATCTCCATCTCGGCACAATGCCAACAGGATATCTGTAACGTATTTCCTCGTGAGTCCCGGATTAATTTGAGAGGGTTGTTCATCTGCTGGCGCCGCCTTTAGTAACTCCAATCCTTGCGCTTTGGTAATGTTGTTCCATCGCTTCATTTCCCCTCTCCTCTCTGTAGGAATCGGTCGATTTGGTCTGCAAGTCCTCGGCATATTTGGGATGCTCTATAGCGCTCACATACATGGAGAGTGCCGCAGGCGTTGTGCAGCTCCTCAGCCGCTTCCCTCAGCAACTCCCCCGCTTGCTCGAAATAATCCCGCTCTGGAAAATCTTCTAGCACATTTGTGATCTCATCCAGGTTCTCGTCGTACGAGTCCTGGTACTCCGGGCCGGTGAATTTTTCAGGTTGAGTCATGACGCTCCCCCTACAACCATCGTTGCTTCAACGCATAACTGTTTCTTTGTCATCTTCGTTCCTTTCTCGTGCGTTCACGCCGCGCCGATACGCGGGCTTTTCAGGTTCATTCCGACTTTCATTCCCGCCCTCGCCCAGGACGGGAGGAGGCCGGATTAATCGAGAATTGCCAATGCTGCTGCCAATGGAACAGGAAATATTTTTGTGCCCTTTACGCGGACGACTGGTTGACTCATGCTACAGGAATTATCCCAGGACGGTCCCCACTTGCCAGCGGTGTCATAGTCCGCTCTGATTTGCGTTCTGGTGATACGGCACGGATTGCCGCGAGTTAGGCGTTGCCACCGATCCGCCTCCCGTCCGTCCGGTAGACTGACAATCCAATGGCGGAACATATCGCCCTCCTGGACGTTGCCGGATTCCCATTTTATGAGATGCTCATATAATGTTTTCATTTCTCTACCCCTCTCTGTAGAAATCGGTCAATGTGGTCTGCCAGGTCGCGGGCCGGCGTCCCTGCCGGCGGATCTCTCCCAGAGGGAGAGGAAGCATAAGGGTAGCGTCGGCGTCCTGGGTGGTGGGTTACTCCCCCCAGTATGGGATCACCCGAATAATTGTCGGATCAATGCCGAAGTGCTTCGCAGCCTCGTGGCGAGCCGCTTCCGGACTATCCTCATCGGAGGCGTCTAGCGGAATATCCTCATGACCTTTCACTATTCCGCGCCCATCGTCCTCTGCCTTTGTTGCGCGGCACACCCAGCCGGGATTATCCGGGTCGCCCTCATCATCGAAGAATATTTCGTACTCAGTGCTCATGATTTTTTCTCTCCTTCTCCTTGGGCTCTTTCGGGAGCCCAAAGAGTGGTATTATGGATTCACCGGCAATCCGTCAGTGGTGTATTGGCTCTGTTTGGCCTTTTCCGCCAATTCGTACGCCTCATTGATGTTGTGGGCGCGGATTTTGTGGTAGTCGTGGGAGTGTCCGATCACTTTGTCCACGTCCCGGCTCACGCGGAGAATCCCTGACAGGGAATTCACGCTCCAATAGTAGGTGTAGAGTTTCATGATTCGTCTCCTTTCATCTCCTTCACGAATTCCTCCAGGCTCGGCCATTGCACCGGGTTCCGCCGCCGGTCTCGGTACACGAATGCCTGGATCTCTCCGAGGTTGGCCAGGTTCGTTTCGAGTTCGTCCTGATCGCAGTTCTGGAAATAGGATGCGCCCAGGTCCTCAGCCCAATAGAGTTTGGGGCCGTGTAGCCGGTAAGCGCCGGGCATGTCCCGCCGGAAAATGAACAGCTTGGGATTGAAGTCCTGCTCATTCTCCGGGATGTTGGCACCTATCCACGCTCGGAAATAGCCCCAGAGAAGCTGAGGCTGATAGTAGCGGGGGTTCATGGTAAATACCTCCCTGCTATTTGATTTCTTATTCAAAATCTTTCTCCTCGCGGTGCTCATGACAGATCTTCCACATGACATTATGAGCGAGTTTTCCAGCACTGAAAAACATAGGAAACGAGAAACATCCATCCTCACCGATTGAGTCAGGCAACAATTCACAGAGAATCTGGAATACCCTGCGCCCCTCCGGTAACACTCTGTCGTTAGCGAATTTCTCTGCCGACTGGACAACTGGCCCTGGCACAGGGACACCGTTCACGCAATAGGCAGAGGTTGAGCCAAATTTATAGGCGGAATTGCGATCACAAAATGTGCCCCATTCCCGGATGACGTGTCGAATTAGGTCCGCGAGAGCAATGCGTTGCGCACAGGCATTGATATCGCCGTCAATCCAAGTTCCGCCAATGGGGAGGCGCCTCACTAGGTCCTCGAATGCTTCCTGTGCCGTTTTTCGATAGAAAATCCCCGGCAAATCTTGATAACCATGCCGTTTGGCGTCCCATACTACGGCTCCAAATTGTCCATCACGGAAATGATAAACTCCGTAGAAATTGTTAGCGTGCTCGTACAGGCAGGTGTCAGATACTGAATTGCCCTGTTTGTCTGTTCTCATAATTTCCCCTTTCCTGGTATTCCAGTTGTGGTTGGTGTCCGGCCCACCCCGGAGATTTTAGGAATGGTTAGCTACGCTGCCATTCTCAGTTTCATGGCTGCATTTCGTCTCATTCTCCAGTGTCCGCGGACGTTGATTATCCGCATTGTATCCTTGAGCCTTCTCTGATAGGAATAACTATTGACCCAGTACCAATCCTCTGCCGGTTCCGGCGAGGTGGCTCCGTCATACTTCCAAGCCATAGCCCGCGCCCTTTCCTCCCTTCTAATTTGCGCGTCTATGCTGCGTTGAGATATTTTTCGCCATCCAGTTTTTCCCCACTTGTATTCCGGGCCGGGGTTGACATCCGGGTTTGTCCTCCAGGCGTTATCCGCTGGTTTACGGGCCCGCGGCTTCCTGATTTTCCCTGCTGCGGGGACCCCTCTTTTGGCCGTGATTTTCCGGGAGGATTTCTGTTCTCCCATCCAGGGGGCTTCCTCTGCCGTGGTTGCAGCCGCGGCGGGGAGGTAAATCACGTTGTCGGACGCGGGGCGCTGACGGTTGCCGGTAGTGATTGACTCTATTACCACGTGAGGCTTTGCATGCTCAACGGTGTGGGCTGTTCCGTGGACGGGGAGGGGAATGACAACCCCCCGCGGTCTAATCGCAACAGCGTTGATTTGGTAAAGCCTTGTATTAGAATTGGCTCTTAGGGCGGGGAGATTATCAATCGGCGCGGGCGCTTGTTTTGCCCGTCTATTTCTGATTTCTCGGCTTTCCAGGCAGTCGATATAAGGATTCTTTGCAAGGGCCGCGTCAAGTTTAGCGTCATAATCAACCGGGTTTTCAGTCGAGGAGCCGCTTGTAACCGAGTTTTCTATTTTCGGCTCTGGATTATGCCCGGAATTATGCGTTGACTTCTTATCCCGGATTTTCTTCCATATCGTTTCAACCCCTTCAACTCCTCCCTCGTTCAATGACTTCGCCAAAGCGGTCAAGCCGTCGTTGCTATCGGATAGGCTCGCCAGTCCGCCTTCTGTCAGCTTCCCTTCAAGCGCAAGGCTTGCATCCAGCTTCTTACCAATCAACTCAACGGCGCGGCCCTGCATGGTCCCTTTGTAATACAGGTAGAAGACTTTGACTTCCTTAGTTTGACCGATGCGCCACGAACGCCGGGAGGACTGCCGAAGCGTAAAAATATTATATCCGGTTTGCGTGTAGATGATAGTGGGGAAGTCCAGCAGGTCAAGGCCGGTCTTGACTAATTCCGGGTTGCAAATCATTACTTCCATGCCATTTTCCAGGTGTTCATTAACCCAGCTTTCGCGGGCGGTCGGTTTAACGTCCCCGCGCAGTATTTCCGCCTTGATTCCCGCGTCCACTAAGATTTTTTGCAATCTGGTAGTCACATCACGTGTGCGCGTAAAAGTCGCGTAAATAAGGCATTTTCGCCCTTGTGCAAGCTCGTTTTGTACCAGTTCACGAAGTTTTTTTTCTTTAGGATAAATGCGTTCACGCGGAAACTCTTCAGGTTCATACTCACATCCGTCCAGGTAGATGCTCGGATTCCCAAACGGCTTATCTGCATAACTTAATAGATTTACGAGGTATGTTCCGAGTAATTGTCGATTCCCCTTGACTAATTGCGGATTCATTACCGCTTTGATTTCATCCTGCATATCGTTATATGCGTCCATCACGTCTGAATCCACGTCAACCCCGATGACATCCTCTGTAAGATCCGGAAGCGTCTGACTAACATCCTCCAAGTGCAAGAATATCGCTTTATCCATTAGCTGGTGCATGAAAAGTTCAGGACTGATACCGGGCTTTTCTGCCGTGCTGGAACTTCGAGAAGTGCCGTGAGAGCACTTGTTATCCGTCCGCTGGGAGGACTCGTATTCCTTGACCGTCGTTTCTTCAACCCCGTACAGTTCCACAAATTTCTTGGTTTTACCGTACTCGAACCCGTCTAGTTTCATGCCCGTGGAATTGACGCGATAGTTCAAATAAAATAGGTGTGAAGCGTACCCACCTAAGAGCGTACCTGTCAGGCAGATTGTCTTGCGCGAACAAGCGGCAAGGCTGCCGAAACTATTCCCTTGGGCGGTATCCGCGCCTTTCAATTCATGTACCTCATCCGCGATGAAGAAGTCAAAGAAGTTCCGCGGCAAGTGCTTTTTCAAATATTCCGCTATGGCATACCGCCTGAATTTACGATTATCGGCTTGCCATAACGCTTCCCCACACTGGCAATAGCACTTGCGCTTTTTGATATCCGCTGGGCCGAGAGGGATAGGAACGTCATCCTCTTCAGATTTCTTTTTCTTCTTGGAAGCGCTCGCGGGCTTAGGCTTCAAGACTATTTTGCCGCACCGCGGACAAACTATTTCACTGATTTCGAGAAGTTCGTACTTCGGACGGTCGTTTTCATCACAAATTGTCGTGTTGTCCGCGTCCACGATTAACCGGCGCTCAATTCGAGTTTTGACTTTCCCGACGGGCATCCATTTATACGTGAGTTTTGCTCGTTCCTTGGACATAACCCAATACCGCGGCTTGTTTCCAGCGGCCGCGGCTTCTGCGTCAACGGCGATTGCATCCGACAGGTTATTGATAACGGACGCTTCCGCTTCAGGAACTGTCAATTTAATCTCCCGGACCCATTTCTCGGTCAGATGTCCGGGACACATTACCAACACGCGGGGCGCGTCCATCATGGTCCACGGGATTAGAGCGCCGATTAAGGTTTTCCCGGTCCCCATTTCCCCCACTATGAAGGCCGCGTCTTTCTGTTTCAGCGTTTCAACCGCGCCCATAATTGCATCCCCTTGACCCTGGAACGGCGCGCGGAGCGAGCGGTATAGCTTCGGATGCCAGTCAGTACCCGGCATATAAAGCGGTTCGTGATTTGTGCTTACCTTCCGAGCGATGTCATTGCCGAACGCGCCTATATAGTCAACCAAAGTGGTGATATTTTCTAGTTTTCCCATGATACGACCCCCGTTGAAACTAAGTGAGAAACTATTTCATCAAGAGCGCCTTCCGATAAATTCACCTGCAACACAAATGTTTCCGCGGGATATCCCGCGATAACTCGGACTGTTCCGTCCGCGCTTTCCCCATAATATCCGCTGCGTTGCCCGCGGCGCTTCAGTTCCGAATAAATTTCTTCTTTCCACGCGGGAAGTGTGGGGCTTGGCACGTTTTTGATTATGGTCTCATATAGCACCGCGGCCGGATTTTCTCCAGGCCGTACCAGGACAAACCGCTCGGTTGATTCTGGGTGAGGCTCAAAGAACCGCGTGTCAACTAACATTTCATGAGTACAGCCGCTCGCCAGCTTGGTTGTTCGCCGGGCATAGTGAACTTTCTTGGAATCTGACCGACCGATTTGGCGTCCGTCATCCAGAGTCAAATGCAGGCCATAACGGCTTGATGCGTCCAGGACTGCGCTTGACAGAGCCTTGACCGCGGAGTCATTGCCCACCATTGACAAGAAAAGCACCGTTCCATGCTGGTACGCATAGCAGTCTGTTTTTGCTTCAATGTCCGAGCGGCCGTATGATTTGAAAGCTATCGTTTCCATGTTCAACGCTCCTGTTTATGCGATTTCTCTGATTTGTCCCGAGCGGTCTAACAGTTTCACGCTGACAACGTACTGGTCAGTATAGACCGTGGTATTGGTGACATTCCCCGTTTCCGCGTCCACGGTCTCATGGACCTTGACGGACTGGCCCTTTGTGACTTTCCCCTTGACCACGTGGCTGTCCTCGCCATGTCCTACTATGCCGTCCAGGACGCCCGCGGCGAGCATCAAGGAAAGATGCCCGGAGTGAAGCGGCAAGGGCGGGCGCTTACCTTCGCAAGTCGCTTTTAGTCCCGACTTTCTTGACTTCGCGAGAAACATTTTCCAGCCGGGGGAGTTTTCGACAAGGCGCGCCATCTCTTCCGCTTCCATGTGGGTGGATTGGAAGAGTTTTACGATTGGATTACTCACGGGAACATGGACCGGCGCGGCTTGTTGCGAGCTTTCCGGAAAATACCGCAAATATGGCATAGTGTCCGCGCTGGGAGCATCCTTCCGCGTGGCAATCACAACGATCTGCCTAAACTGCTGATATTCGGGTTCTGGGAACCTGCAAACATCAATATTAGTGAAATGGTACGCCAACAACCGCCGTATGGGCTCAATCCAGGCGGATTCTGGGATGATATAAACGAGTATTCCGCCTGGACAGAGCCAAGGAACCGACCGCTTTAAGAAAGTAAGCTCTTTACGCTCGCACTTTTCGTCTTCTTCCCCATGCTCCCAGTCGTATGGCGGATTGAGCCATATTAATGAAAAGCTCTTATGCCCCACGCGGCAATCCTCAATCGGAGAAACGAGCACGCGGTCAAGCACAGTCGAGGCTTCCGCGGCTCTGGTCTTGTCCAGTTCAATCCCGTACGTCCGCGCCGTCGTTCCCGCGGTGAATTCCGCCAGGGCTGTCCCTTCTCCCGCGCATGGGTCCAACGCCGCGAATCTATCCGGGAAACATACCCTTTCACGGATTAGTTGCGTAATCCGCGGGGGCGTAGGGTAATACCCCATTTTCGATTGGCCAGCTAATCGCATAACGAAGCCTTCCTCCACGTCCAGGAACCCCTTATACGGCGATATTCCCGGAAGAAAATTTAACATTCCATCCAGAGCGGTTTAACCGCTGAATCCGCCCGCGTTCCGTAGAGCCGCGAGCGTGGTTCAAGGGTTAAATGCACGCGTTATGTTCAACTTCCCGTTTGGCCTCGCCTAACGTGTCGCAAACGCCCAAAAAACGGAACTCGTCCGGGCTTGGCTTGTTGAGCCGAAGCCAAGCTTCCGTGGCCGGATAGGGCTTTTTGACCCGGCAACAACCGACAAGCCGTCCATTGACTGTCAGATTGTGAAAGCCGTCTTTCTGGTCAGTCCATAGACCTGTTTTCATAATGAACCTCCATATTTTAGGGCTGAAACCTCCCGTTTCTGTTCGATAGCCTCTGCGACCTCGGTCCTGAGATGCGCGGGGCATGTAAACCATAGCCATCCCCTGAGATTCTCACGAGTATCCTGGCGGTTGTCCCGTTCTAGGTCGATGAAATATTGTTCTGCCAGCGACTCTATTTCGGTTTTCATCTGTGCATTCCCCACGTCGGCGGAGCTGTGATTTTCCAATCCGGATGCCATGCAGCAATACCAGAGATCCACTCCAGATCAGATTCCGTGATATCCTCTAGGGATCTCATCGGATCGTCGGCAATAGCAAATGGCCGTCGCGGCAATTCCAGTTCATCGCGTACAACGTTCGCTTGCATATTGATTTTCAATAACGAGTCCCGAATAGACAGAGCGTTCATCCAACGTCGCGCCTTGTAGATGCGGCCCGCGAGGCTCAATATGATGCCCTTATCAGTCATGCCCTGCTCATCGGGCAATTCTACCCGTAATCCTGCTCGTGATGTGAGTATCATTTTGTTCCCTCCATGTTCGCAATCAGGAGCTCAACCGCTCGTTTGTATGGGGGTTTAAAATTCGTAGGATCAACGGCGTAGCACCTGTCGCTATCTCCCTCATAATGGTGGATGTATTGAGTGTATACCACCTGCCCATCCGT